TACCTGGGCGAAGTCAGGGAACAGGACGGCGGCGCTTTGTGCCTGCATCTTCTTCTGGTTGAATTCGATGCGGTCTGCAACTGCATTGGCCTCGATCTTGGCATTCGCCAGCGCGACCGATACATTGTCGCGCATGGAGTCGAGCGACTTCAAGCCTTTGATGGATTCGGCGAAGCTGACGTATGCCACGCTGAAGCCGTGGCCAACACGCTCGACCAGTGCGGCGTAATGATCGTTGAAGGCAAGCTGCGCCTCGCGCACGATTTCGGCCTTTCGGGAATCCTTCTCTTCGGTGATCTTCTTATCTAGCGCCTTGCGCACTGTAGCGGCCATGCCGGCGACTTCATCCAGGGCGCGGTGCAGTTCGGCAATGCTTGCCGTCTGGTCGAGTGCGTTCTGCTTGGCGCGTTTGGCGCTGTCTTCGACATCCTTCAGATACTTGACCGCAGCCGTAGCGTCCACGAAGTCCTGATCGGTGACGAGTTCAGTCTTGATGCTGGAAATAACCGCCGTCGCCGCAGCCTTGAACTCGACAAGGTTGCTGGCCGTGACGCGGCCGGTGACTTCGATGAACAGGGCCGGCAGGTTGTCGATAGGGTTGGCGTGCAGGATCGGCTTGGCCTCGGTCACTTCGGGCTGGTAGTTGGCCACGTCTTCATCGAACTGTCTCCATCCGGCACGCAGTTGCGCGATGCGCTCCGGCGTGGTGCGGTACTCGCAGGAAACAAAGTTATCCGCAGTTCCGTCCGAGCAGACGAAGATGATCTTCTCGAAGCCGAACACTTCAATTTGCTGGTCAAGCTGCCACTTGTGCGAATCGGGAACCTCTCCGGATGCAACCTGGGCGGCGATGTCGGAATTCCACAGCTTATGTTCAAAGCCGAACGTGCGGCACATATCAGAACCGTCCGAACTGGCCAGCAGATAAACCTCGTCGTCGGTGGCAACCAGCGGATAGAGGTCTTCGCCAAGCTGCTCTTCGAGGATGGCGCGGGCCTTGGCCTCGGTTTCGTGGCCAGCGTCGAAGCGGCGCTGCGTAGCCTCGTCAATTTCAGGAACAATGCCGGTTGCCTTCTCGGCGATCAAGGCCAAGCGCGACTTGTACTTGCTGACGCCCATCATGGCCGGGGCTTCGCTGGCATTGCGGGTGGTGGCGCGCAGAGCGTGCCATTCCGGTGAGCCTTGTTTTACGTCGTGGATAATCATGGTCATTCTCCGTAGTTGACGGCCAGGTCGTCGATGGCCAACTTCTGTTCATCGGTCAAGACATACTTGGTCAGTGTGGTGCTGATGATTTGGGCCGGCGTGAGCGCCTTGCTGGTGACTGCCTTGCGCCACTTCACCAACTCGGTTGCAAACTTATCGGCCGGCATTTCCGGCAATACTTTAGGCTCTTCCGGCTTGGCTGCTGTCGCCTTCGCGGCGCTGGGCTCCGCTTCGAATGCTTGCTCGGGCGTGGTGTCGCCTTCCTTAATTGCGGTAATCAGGCCGCGCAGCACGACAAGGTGTTCCAGGCCGATGTCCTCAACTCCATTGACGCCGAGCTTGGCGAAGACCTGGGCATTGCTGACACCAAGCCCAACAAACGCCTTGAGTGCTTCCGAGCGGCGATTGGCAAGGGTCTGGAAGTCGCCCATCACCGTGGCGCGCGCGGCCTGGTACATATCGTCCCAAAAGGCTTTTGGCACACCCTTGAGGATGGCGTTACGCAGGGCTATTGACGAAGCCGCGTTGCCGGTGACGCCGATCATGTCGGCATTGAACCGCTGGCCCTTGTTGTTGGTGATGCGGCGCTGAACCTCGTAGGTAATGGCGACGTTGCGCTCAAGGTCATGGAACACGCCTTGCGCGGTGATGAAGTCGCCAGCATCCGAGACAACACGGGCGCCGGCCCGGCAGTTTCCCCACGCCGACGCAACCACTTCGGCGAAGCGGGCGCTTGGCCCTTCGATGGTCTTGCCGCTGCGCGGCAGGGCATAGATGCAGGACTCGGCGACCGACTCGTTCAGCGTGACCATCTGCAAGGTTTCCTGGCGGAAACGCTTGATGGAGCGCGGGAACTTGTGGGCAGTTGCTACCTGCTGCTCAATTTCGGAGCGGTTGAGCAGGGCAACGGTTCCGCTCTCAACGCTCATGGCCATGACTTCCCGGCCTTCGTCGTAGGTGTCGTTCATGTAAATCTCCGATTTAAGCCATGGTCCATGTGCGGCGCTGGCCGACCGGGAGCAGGGATTGATAGTGGGCGCGCGCCTTGCACAGTTCGAGGCTGACGGCCTTGATCTGCAATTGCATGGCTTGACGGGTGAGTTCGCAGCGCACCAGCGGCAATGTGTCGATCATGCCGGCGAGGTTTGTTTCGATGCTGCGCATCTTCCAGTACGCCCAATATTGGCGAACTGCTCGAATCAGTTTCTTCATATCGATCTCCGTTATCGATAGGGATGCAGGACGCATTCCTTATGACGGATCATAGATGATTGATTAACGCAAAGCAAGCATTTGAGTGAAAAAAATAGCCCGGCTGAACCGGGCTTGATTTCCGTGAAGCAATCATTGACCGAAATCAATTTTGCGCCGGGCTGCCGAACGGATGTCGGACGCCAGCAGGGTAAGGCGCCTGGCCATTTCTTCGGCTTGGCCAAGATCGAATTCGCCGGCCTTGAGGCACTCGATAGCGCCGGACTCGGAAATCATAACGCCCATGACGGCTTTGATATTCTTGGGGGTGCCTTGGGGGAAGAGGTTTGTCACGATCATTCTCCAAAAAATTCAACTATGCTGCGCCTCAACGCGCAGCATGTAAATAATACAATGGTCATACATCGATGTCGGATGCCTTGATGACCGTGCCGGTTACGGTCTTGGTCGGCAACTTCATCGAGCGCCCGACCAGCCATTCGGCAAAGGCCAGGACGAACTCTTTGTCGGCCGTTGTGGCGTTGGCCAGGGTCGCCGAAATTCTGGCAAGGTGCGCGTCGTTGTTCTTCGCTTCCTTCGGGGGCGGAAGATCAAGCGAGCCCGGGGTGAGCCCGAATGATTTTTCAATGGTGGCGCACATTCGATTGCCGATCGATCGGTTCGGGTTCGGCCCCGATATGGCGGTGATGTAGGAATTTTTCTTTCCCATGATGCGGGCGGCTTCATTGACGCCACCAACGGCCTTGATGACCTGTCGGAAATTCCATAGGCGGTTTGCCTGAACGTCGATTGATGAATTCATGTGGCCTCCGTGCCAAATGATGCTTGATTTATGAAAGCGAAGTGGTGTAGATTTCGGATTAACCGCAGTTAATCATAGTTAATCATTTGTTGTTTAATACAATTCCATCATAGGTGATGGCTTGTCATTAAGCAAACGCAACGCTTTCGATCAATGGGCAACGGGATTGCAACCCGGCCTACCGTTACCGCGAGTTCCCGGTAGGCAGCCCACCATTTTTCAAGGTCACGAACTCGCACAAAGGAACCGCAATGGCTGGCGACTGGATCAAGATTCAGCACGTCACACCCGACAAACCAGAGATATACCAACTGGCGTCGACACTCGGAGTTACCCCCGAGGACGCTTTCGGTCGCTGCGTCCGCATTTGGATTTGGGCGGATCAGCAGTCACTAAATGGTCACGCTCTTTCCGTGACATTTGTCACACTGGATTCAATTTCTCGTCACAACGGATTTGGCGCTGCACTGGCAAAAGTTGGTTGGGTGCATGACAACAACGACGGCACAGTGACCTTCCCGAACTTCTACCGACACAACGGCGAAACATCCAAAACCCGCGCCGATGCTGCAATGAGGAAGAAAAAGCAACGCGAAAAGGAGGCTTCTGGAGTCACAGATATGTCACAGGAAAACCGTGACAAAACCGTGACCAGAGAAGAGAAGAGTAAACCTATATCTATTCCTGACGGAATAGATAGCGCGACGGCGAAAAAATCGCCGCGCTTCGATGCCGGAAAGTACCTCATGTCACTCGGTATCAATAAACAACTGGCCAACGACTGGCTGGCGGTTCGCAAGGGCAAGAAAGCTGCGCCGACGAAGACCGCTATCGATGGCGTTGCATCCGAGGCCGGCAAGGCTGGAATCCCGTTGGCCGAGGCGCTGGCCATCTGCTGCCGGCAGGGATGGGCAGGGTTCAAGGAATCGTGGGACTGGAAGCCGGAGCGCTCGGTGGCGCCTTCGCGTCCGGTCAATGGCAGGCAGGCGGCAATTTCAAACTACGCAGCGCAAGCTGCGGAAGCAAGGGGTGAACATGAACTATCCATTCGTGACATCACAGGGGAGGCGGTCCGTGTTGCCTGATTCGTGGGTTGAAAAGTTGTTCCAGAAGTTCGAGGACTTCTACGGGGCGAAGTGGGCGGCGCAGTACGGCGACTTCCCAAGGGATCGTGTCAAGCGCACCTGGGCCGAAGAGCTTGGCGGGTTTTCTGGTGATTCGATAGCAAAGGCACTTGATGCGCAAAAGTCAACGAAGTTTCCGCCAACCCTTCCAGAGTTCATTGAACTGTGCCGAGAGTCCGCGCGGCGTGTTGGTACGGCAACAGCGCCGGCTTTGATCCACAAGCCGACCACCGAAGAGTTAGACCATCAGCGCGTGATGGCAAAGCGCCTGGGTGATTCGATCGGCGCCGGAAAGATCCACGACGGCATCGACACGCATTGGGCAACTCATCCGAGAAGCCCGGCGCACCTGGCTTTCATTTTCGACGCCGCGAGACGTGACCAGCGGTTCAAGCCGTGCATCGAACAGATGGTTCGTGATTCGATCTGCACCGGCGAGGGAATGCTGTTGATGGCATACCGCGACGGTCAGTTTGTCCGGGTGTGATTGCCGAATGCAAAGCAATCATTCGTCCAGGCTGCCAACGATGAACGAGGCGATCGACATCATCGGCGCTTGCATCACACGCAATGAGCAGTCGCGGCAACTGCGATTCATGGCCGATACGCAGGGCCGCGAATTTGCCGAGCAAGTCAAGGCGAAGTGGTTGGAATCCAAAAAGGGGAAAGCGAAATGACCAAGGATCAGAAGGCGGTTCAGGAAAAGGTAACGATGGACGAACGCCATCAAGGCCAGTCGTGCGGAAACTGCCGGCACTCGATGCCGTCAGCTATTGGCGGGCGGGTGTGGTGCTTCGTTACCGATCAGCAATGGGCGCCGGCCGATCACTGCTGCCGCTATCAGGTCCGCGATTGATGGATAGCGTCCTGTTCGGCATCGGCGCGCTGCTGTGGGTTGTTGTAAGCACCGCGGTGACGCTGTGGCTCTGCCCGAGGCTGTTCCGCTATGCACCAAGGACCGATGAATGAGCCGAGCCTACTACAACGAGTTCGACTCGAGCACAGCAGCGTGGTTGCGCGAACTGATCCGCATCGGCGCCATCGCCGACGGCGATGTCGACGAAAGGAGTATCGAGGATGTCCTGCCAAGCGACCTGCGTGGATACACGCAATGCCATTTCTTCGCCGGAATCGGCGGATGGAGCTATGCGCTTCGCCTTGCAGGATGGCCAGATGACCGACCTGTTTGGTCCGGTTCCTGTCCTTGCCAACCTTTCAGCGCGGCAGGCAAAGGCGCTGCGTTTGATGACGAGCGGCACCTATGGCCAGCCTTCCACCATCTCATCAAAGAGTGCGGTCCTGCAATCGTCTTTGGAGAGCAGGTTGCGGGCAAAGACGCAGATCCTTGGATCGACCTTGTACAAGCTGACATGGAAGCCTTGGGTTACGCCTTCGGGGCTGTCCAGTTCCCGTCTGCGAGCATCGGCGCCCCGCATATCCGCGACCGGATGTATTGGGGCGGATTCCATCAGTCCCGCGCCGCTGGCGGCATGGGTTTCGCCAGCGGCGCGGGACTGGAAGGACTCGGGCGCGGACATCAAGCCACGGGCGGACGGGGCGGAGCGGTTCGACCAACTTCCGAGGCAGGCGAATTTGGCGGGTTGGCCAACTACAACGGCAACGGACGCGATCAAACAGGGCAGTGTCTCTCCGAGACCGGGAATGATGGGATTGTCGGAAACGGCGCCACTGGCTGGGCGGACAACGCCATCAGCATCGGACGGGGAGCGCGCAGGAACGATGACACCCAACATGACAGGAAGCAGTTTGACGCAACCAGCAACATTGGCATGCCCGGCCCGACTAACGGCTTCTGGCGAGATGCTGATTGGCTCTTCTGCCGGGATGGAAAGTGGCGGCCAGTTGAACGCGGCACATTCCCGCTGGTTGATGGGCTACCCCGCGGCGTGGTGCCGAACAGCCGTATCGGCATGGCGATCGATGCCAACAAAACGGCAGAAGCGCGAGTGATGCGCCTGCGCGGATACGGCAATGCGATCAACCCGATTCAGGCCGCGCTGTTCGTTGAGGCGTTCATGGAGGCGGTCGCGTGTCCCGCGTAACGATCATCCGGACGGCAGACGCCTTCCCAGCGGAATCGATCCTTGAGCATGTTCGCCGGTTCATCTTCGGGCTGTTCAAGGGCTGGTCAAAAACCGATGAGAAGGGCTGGCGAAAAATCTGGAAGCGCCTTTCCCAGCTTGAGCCCGGCGAGTTCGCGGTGATCGAGTTCGTGATTCCGCGCTCGGCGCCGTATCACCGCCGGCACTTCGCCATTCTCAACGCCGTGTTTGATGCGCAGGAACGGTTTGACGACTTGGACCGCATGCGTGACTGGCTTTCCATCGGCGCCGGGCATGTGACATGGGTGCCAGGCGCAAAAGGTGGAATCGTTCCGCTGCCCAAAAGCATCAGCTATGCCCGTGCCGATCAGGCGGAATTTGAGGATTACCACGGGAAGGTCATGGCTTTCCTGCGCGGTGAGCATGCGGCGCTTTTCCTGTGGGGCCGGTGCGGGCCTAAAGGCGAGGGTGACGCCGATAAGTTCGCGCGCTGCCAGCAGATGATGGATTCGATTCTCGGAGAGTTCAACGAATGAGGATAGCCCAAGCACCAACTGCGTGCGATGCCTTCCACGCCCATGTCGGCCACGGTATCGCCTCATGCCAGCGCGAGAAGATCCTTGGCTACATCGCCTTGATGGGTGGTAGCTGGTCAATCGGGGAACTGGCCCATGCCTTGCACATGGAGAAATCCACGGTATCGGCCCGGGTGAATGAACTTCTGTACGAAACCTGCGAAGTCGTTGAGCGCCCCAAGCGCAAGGATCGTATCTCGGGAATAGCGATTCGCCCGGTGGCGCTGCCGGCGAAGCAACTGGACTTGTTCTCATGACCGCCAGACCGAAAGACATACCATACCGTTCCGACAAGTGGCTCGCCGCGGTGCGCTCCCTGCATTACTGCGTGCTGTGTGGATCTTACGGCGTCCAGGCGGCGCACCAGAACGAAGGGAAGGGCAAGGGCATGAAGCAGCACGATTGCCTGACCGCTGCGCTCTGCCCATCATGCCATGCCGAGATTGACCAGGGCCGCGACCTCGACCGTAACGAGCGCCGGGCAAGAATGAGCAAGGCGATCAATCTCACGCTGGTTGAACTGGTAAAGGCCGGAAAGGTGAGCTCGCATGAGCGTGTATAGCTGCCCTTCCTACGACATCAACAGACTATGCCGCTACGACCGGCGCGGGATCGACAAGAACTGTGACGGATGCCAGCGGACAACCGATCGGGCGTATCTGGAATCGAACGGGCTTTGGGTGGTCGGTATCTCCCACCGCCTGCCAGTGTTTCACCATGACGATATTACGGGATGTCCGGCATGAGCATGGGAGGACATCACAGTGCAGCGATGCTCAAGGATGAATGGCTGACGCCGCCGCATATTCTGAAGGCGCTTGGCGGCTTCGATCTTGACCCGTGCGCGCCGATTGTTCGGCCCTGGGACACGGCAAACTGCCACTACACGATTGCCGACAACGGACTGAAGCAACAATGGTTCGGGCGCGTCTGGTGCAATCCGCCGTATGGGCTTGAGGCAGCGCAGTGGCTTGACCGACTGGCGCAGCACGGCAACGGAATTGCGCTGATCTTTGCCCGCACCGAAACCCGCATGTTCTTCGAGCATGTTTGGCGCCGGGCGGATGCGGTGCTGTTCATCGAAGGCCGGCTGCATTTCCACCACGTCGACGGACGGATGGCGGCGGCGAACGCTGGCGCGCCGTCGTGTCTGGTCGCCTATGGCGAAAACAATGTGCGAAAGCTAGATCAAAGCGGGCTTGGAATGCTGGTAAAACTAAGAGGGGGTGGGTGATGGCAAAAGAGATTTCGGTGAACATGCTCAAGCTGCAATCGGCGATCAGGTGGCACGGCATGGTGCGCCTTCATCAACTGAACGAGGACGACGCCAGCTACCTTGGCGAGATTGAGCGACCAAAGGGAAGCGGGAGACTGTTCTATGCCTGCGCCGCAACTGGATTGCTGTTCGACAAGCAATCAGGCCGCTGCCTGCAATCATCGAAGGTTGATCTGCTGCTGGATACGGTCAGCGAGGCTCAGTGCACGGCGGGACAGTTCGATAAGTGGATCAAGGCGCGGGTGGTTAAGTGCGTGAAGCACATCACCCTGAAGCGCGGGCCGAAGCCGAAGGGCAGCCAGCCGGCCGGCGAGAGCATGGAGTTCGATGATGCTGAGATGGACTGACGCACAGCTTGCCGCCTACCAGGCTTTGCAGCGCAGGCAGGCCGAGGCGAAGCGGGACGCGCGGCCGGTGGAAGAACATGCAAGGCCAAAGTACCGCAACAAGAAAACGGAAATCCAGGGCGTGAAATTCGACAGCAAGGCCGAGGCATCAAGATTCGTTCAGCTTCGCCGGATGCAGGAGGCCGGGCTGATTGAGGATCTGCGCCGGCAGGTTTCGTTCGAGTTGGCGCCGGCCGTGAAGATCCCCGGGAAGAACAGGATGTCGCCGCCGTTGCGCTATTTTGCAGATTTTGTCTATGTGCAGGACGGCAAGCAGATCATCGAGGACGTGAAGGGCCAGGAGAAGGTGACAGAGGGGTTCAGGATCAAGCGTCACTTGATGGCGGTAGCCGGGTATCAGATTGTCGAAGTCAGAAAATCCGCAACACGAAACGCCGCGGGCGGTAAAATTGACCCTGTTCGACCGGAGCGCGACCGGACTCCGAAGGTAGCCTAGCCTTCCGCGCAAGGCATTAAAAAGCCCGCATCGCGCGGGCTTTTTTCTTAGTCTGTGTCGGGCTCGGGTGGCGGATCATCCGGCGGATAGCCAGCGTGGCGATCAAAATCCTCTTCTTCTCGGCTTCTCATAATTCGCTCTCCGTAGCGAGTGGATAGGTTGATTCCCTGGCCAGCAGGGCATGGGCCTAGCTACTCAGCTTGTCGCAGTAGGGATAAATCTTCTCTTCCATGATCCGGACGAACTCATGGTCTTCGCTCGGGTAGCTGTGGTCGGCGATGCAGTCGTATCCGTCGTTGCCAAGAACGATTTGAGCAACGCACCCCTTGTCGAAGCCGGATTTCTTGAAGGTGATGCTAGATTCTTCAACGCTGAAGACGGTATCCATCACGGTTTCCTCGGTGACGGCCAGCGGCTTAACCCGTTCCTCGCCGTCGAAGATGCAATAGACGATCCAGCCTTCTACCTTCATGGTACGGATCAGGTGGCGAACGACCTTGCGCTCAGTCTCGATGCGCTTTTCAGTATTCATGCTTGACATTTTTATCTCCGTTGTAAAATGGTTGATGCACAGTAGGCAATCACAGTATAGCAAACGGATATAAAATGGCAAACGAATCTTTCGCATCGAAGAGCGAACAGGCGCGGGTCATGGCGCTGTTCAAGGCTGGCCGCTCAAAAGCCGAGATTGGCCGCGAGATAGGCAAGGACAAGAAGGCCGTAGGGAAGATTCTCGCCCAGGCGATCAAGGAAGCTGGCAATGGCCGCTGATGGGAAGCTGACCGCGCAGCAGGATAAGTTTGCGCTCGGCGTGGCCAGCGGAAAGACTCAGGCTGATGCGTACCGCGAGGCTTACAGGGCCGGGAAGATGACCGCGAAGCAGATTCACGAAGAGGCTTCAAAGCTGGCCAGCCGCCCAAAGGTTGCCCAAAGGATTGCAGAACTGAAGGAACGCATCACCAACACCGGAATTGCCAGCGCATCCAGGGTGCTTTTGGAGGCTTCGCGCCTCGCCACGTTCGATCCGCGCAAACTGTTCTTCGATGATGGAACGCCGAAACCCATCACAGCATTGGATGACGATACCGCCGCCGCCCTGGCGGGCCTTGAGGTGGTTGAGGAATTCGAGGGCTCCGGCGAGGACCGCAAGTTTGTCGGCTACACGAAGAAGTACAAGGTCGCCGACAAGAACTCGGCGCTCGAAAAGCTGTTCAAGCATCACGGCCTGTACGAGAAAGACCATGAGCAGGCGAGCAACCCGCTTACCGAGCTAGTCAAGGCTATCAACGCCGCTGCCAAGCCTTTACCGGTGCGTAAATGATCGGCGATGGTTCAATCCCCTTTGATTACATCCCGGTCGATGAAGCGGACTACGCCCGCTGCCTGGCTGATACGATGTGGCGCCTATGCTCCGGGCAGCTTTATCAGATCATGGTCAAGTCGGACGATGGCGAAGGTTCCGTTGTTCCGTTCAGGCCGAACCGGGCGCAGCGCAAGCTGATTTCCCGGTTGTGGCACAGAAACCTAATCCTCAAGGCCCGGCAATTGGGTTTCACGACGCTGATTGCGATCATGTGGCTGGATCATGCGCTGTTCGTGCCGGATCAGCGGTGCGGAATCATTGCCCAGGACCGCGATGCAGCCGAGGTCTTTTTCCGCGACAAGGTGAAGCTGGCCTATGACCGCCTGCCCGAGCCGCTGCGCATGGCGATGCCGCTGGCGACGCAGAACAAGAGCGAATTGCTGTTCGCCCACAACAACAGTTCGATCCGCGTGGCCACGTCGATGCGCTCCGGAACGATCCACCGCCTGCATGTGTCCGAGTTCGGGAAGATTTGCGCCAAGTTCCCCGATAAGGCCATCGAGGTTGTGACCGGCTCGCTGCCGGCCGTGCCGCTTGATGGTGTCGCAATCATCGAATCGACCGCCGAAGGGCAGGGCGGCGAGTTCTTCAACATGACCAAGCGCGCCGAGGCGCTGCATGAAAAGGGCGCTGACCTGTCCGAGCGCGACTATCGGTTCCATTTCTACCCATGGCACGACGAGCCCGGCTATCGGATGGCGTCGACCAACGTGGTGATGACCGACAAGGACCGCGAGTATTTCGCCCAGGTCGAAGCTGAGGCCGGCTGCACGCTCGATGCCGAGCAGCGCAATTGGTACATCGCCACGCGGGATAGCGACTTCTCCGGCGACCCGGAAAAGATGTGGCAGGAGTACCCCAGCACGTCGAAGGAGGCTTTTCAGCAATCGACCGAAGGCACCTACTACGCCGTGCAACTGGCCGCGGCGCGCAAGGAAGGGCGCATCGGCATGTTTCCGCACGCGGCCGGGATTCCCGTGAATACCTTTTGGGACATCGGCAACAGCGACGGCACGGCGATCTGGTTTCACCAGCGCATCGGCGCCGAGAACCGTTTCGTCAAGTTCATCGAGGGCTGGGGCGAACCGTACAGCTTCTTCATTCGCCAGATGCAGGCGCTTGGCTATGTGTGGGGAATCCACTATCTGCCGCACGACGGCGACCACAAGCGCCAGCAGGGCGACAAGGTAGCCTCGCCGGTAGAGGAGCTGACCAAGTTCGAGATTGGCGGAAAGTGGGTGATCGTTCCTCGCGTCGAGGATGTGAATCACGGTATCCAGAAGCTGCGCGAGGTATTCGGGCAATGCACATTCGATGAGGCTGGATGCAAGGACGGCATCGCCCACCTGGCGCAATACAAGAAGGAATGGAATTCACGGCTCGGTTGTTGGAGCGACCGGCCGCGCCACGACATCCATTCGGAAGCGGCCGATTCACTTCGGCAGTTCGGCCAGGGTTTCCGGGCCAAGTCGGTTGTTGAAGCACCAAGACGCAGGCGCGAAACGCCTGATTGGCGTACAGCGTAAGGAGAAAGACCATGCAACCAATGACCGCCGTGATGGCCGGACAGGAACAAGAGAGCCCCGAGCACGAATTGATGGAAGGCGAGGACGAATCCGGAAGTCTCGACCTGCTGACCTTCACGCAATGGGTTCAGGAGTGCCAGGATCAACCTGACTGGCGCGTCAAGGCCGACCGGGAAAGCGACTACTACGACGGCAATCAGCTTGACTCCGAGGTGATGCGCAAGGCCAAGGAGCGCGGGCTGCCGCCGGCAATTGAGCCGCTGGTCGGCCCGACCATTGACGCCGTGCTTGGCATGGAGGCGAAGACCCGCACCGATTGGCGCGTGATTCCCGACAGCGACAAGGCGAACGACGACGTGGCCGATGCGCTGAACTACCGCCTGAACCAAGCCGAGCGCCATTCCCGGGCCGATGCCGCTTGCGGTGATGCCTACGCCAGCCAGATCAAGGTTGGGCTCGGCTGGGTGGAAGTGGCGCGCGAGCAAGACCCGTTCAAGTACCCGTATCGCTGCGCCGACGTGCATCGCAATGAAATCTGGTGGGACTGGAAAGCCAAGCCGGACATGAGCGACGCGCGCTACCTGATTCGCCGCAAGTGGATGCAGCGCAACCTGGCTGCCCTAATGATTCCGGAACAGGCAGAACTGATCGAGCATGCAGGTTCAGGCTGGCAGCAGTTCGACCCGGGCATGCTGGGGCTCGAAGGTGGCAGCTCAACCGGGCTGGCGAATTCGTGGCTGGACGAGCGCGGCTGGTCCATCGAAGAACAGAATTGGCGCGACATCCACAATCAGCAGGTTTGTCTATTCGAGGTCTGGTATCGGGATTGGCAGCGTGTGACCGTCATCAAGTCGCCAGATGGACGGGTGATCGAATACGACCCGGGCAACATGATGCACATGCAGGCTGTCGCCTCGGGCATGGTCGAGGTATCAAGCGCCGTGGTCGGCAAGGTTCGGCTGGCGTGGTTCATGGGGCCGCACAAGCTGGCCGACATGGCGAGCCCGTACAAGCACAACAAGTTCCCGTATGTGCCGTTTTGGGGCAAGCGCGAAGACCGTACCGGCGTGCCGTATGGCCTGATTCGCGGCATGATCTATTTGCAGGACGAAGTGAACGCCCGGATTGCCCGGATGCAATGGGGCTTGGCCGCAACCCGGACAACGCGCACCGATGGCGCCGTGCTGGATGACGACGATTCGTTCCGCGAGGAAGTCGGACGCCCGGATGCCGACATTGTTCTCGACGCCGAGGCCATGCGCCAGGGTGGCGTGTTCAAGGTCGAGCGCGATTTCGAGCTGAACCGCCAGCAATACGAACGTCTGGTCGATGCCCGCGAAGGGATCAAGCGCGCCGGTGGCATCTACAACGCCTTCATGGGCCAGGAAGGGCAGGCTAAATCAGGCGTGGCCATTTCCGGCCTGGTCGAGCAGTCGAATCAAACGCTGGCCGACATTAACGACAACTTCAAGACGGCGCGGCAGGATGTCGGCGACCTGCTGCTGTCGATGATTATCGAGGATCTGTCGGGCAAGCAGGAAGAGGTCTTCATCGATGGCCAGTCGTTGAAAGATGACCGGACGGTGATGCTCAATCAGCCGATGACCGACGAGTCGACCGGCATCCAGTATCTCGACAACGACGTGCAGCGCACCAAGTTGAAGGTCACGCTGGCTGACGTTCCAAGTTCTCCGAGCTTCCGCGCGCAGCAGTTGAGCGCCATGAGCGAATCGTTCAAGGCCGCGCCGCCCGAGTACCAGAAGATCATGATGCCGCACCTGTTCAACCTGATGGACGTTCCGAACAAGAAGGACATCATCGAGGCGATCAAGGCGCTGGGCGACGGCGCACCGAGCGAGGAAGAGATTCAGCAGCGTATCGATCAGGCCGTGCAGGACGCATTGACCAAGGCCATGGTCGAACTGAAGACCCGCGAACTGGATCAGAAGCAGCCCTTGATCGATGCCCAGGTCAAGAAGACCAACGCCGAGTCGGTGAACAAGAACGTCGAGGCGCAATTCGGTGCGATACAGACGGCGCAGACAATCACCGCCATTCCGCAGACCGCTCCGCTGGCCGACATCCTGTTGCAGTCCGATGGCTTCGTTGATGCCAACGGCGGAACGATCATGCCGATCGCCCCGGCGCCGGTGGTTGGCGCCTTACCGGCACAGGAAGGCCAGCCAGCGCAACTGGACCCGGCCCAGGTCGAAGCGATTCAGCGACGCCAGCCGGCCACGCAGCGCGAGGTTCTAGGAAGGCGCAATACTTCACCGCAGTTCCCGGCCAATCCGGCCGCGCCAGCTAACCCGGATGTCGGCTTCAATGCCGGCATCGAGGGCGGGCAATAGTTTTTCAACCAAGGAGTAAGTAATGTCTGACCAATCTATCGAGCAGGAAATCAAGGCCAAAGGGCTGACCGCGCCGCGCATCACGCCGGACGACATCAAGGCCAATATCGCTAACGAGTTCTATTTCACCGCACAGAATGGCGTGATCGGTGCGAACAATGCCGCTGTGAATGGCCCGATTGAGATGCCGCTGGCGCTGCTGACCTTCTGCGTGCTGGTCTTGCGCAATGGCTTCACCGTCACTGGCGAGAGCGCCTGCGCATCGCCGGAGAACTTCGACGCCGCGCTTGGCCGCAAGATTGCCCGGCAGAACGCCGAGAGCAAGGTATGGCCGCTGATGGGTTATCAACTGCGCTGTGATCTGTCCGCAGCCAAGGCCGTCGATTCTGAAGGTGGTGAAGCATGAACCGCTACATGGGCGTGAAGCAGGTCAATGCAATGCCGATGACCCGCGAGGAATACAACGAGCTTCGCGGCTGGACGGTGCCGGCTGACGAGAACCCGGACGACGCTGGCTATCTGATCGAGTACGTCGACAGCGGAAAGGCCAATACCGAGGACTTCAAGTGGCATGTGTCGTGGAGCCCGGCCGATGTGTTCGACCGATCGTACCGGGCCATCGGCGCCGGCATGACCTTCGGCATGGCGCTGGAAGTCCTCAAGAGCGGCGGGCGCGTGGCGCGCATCGGCTGGAATGGCAAGGCGATGTGGCTGAAACTGGTTCCGACAGACCTTGCCGACAAGGTTGCCTTCGAGTTCGCGGCGCTTTCTGCCTATCCGTGGATTGGCATGAAGACGGCCGATGACAAGTTTGTTCCCTGGCTGGCCTCGCAAACAGATGTACTCGCCGAGGATTGGTGCGTAATTCCCTGAACGCGCAGGGGGAAAAGACGTTTGACTTTATTTCCTTGGTGGTAAACTAATGATTGATTGCTGTGAAGCAATCATGTTCCCGTAGCTGGAGCTTTTCGCCGCGAGGCGGGAAGCATGTTTTAAACCGCTCACTACCGCGTCACGGCGATAAGTGATCGGCTTTGGCCCGCTGTGATAGCGCGCCAAATCCCGAAGATGGAGCGCGAAATGTCAGGTCGTAATCTCGAAGACTTTTTCCAGGACACAGCCGCATTCGATGCGCTGTCCGACGAAGATAGGGCTCGGCTCTTTGCCGGGGAATCCCTTCAGGGCGATACCGAAGCCATTACGGCAGAGGAAAACATCGATCCGCCCGCCGATGTCGTTGTCGATCCGGAAGAAATCCAACCCGCCGATGAAAAGCCAGAGCCCGTTGTGCTTGCCAAAGATGGCCAGCACACCATCCCGTTCGCAGAACTGGAAGCGGCCCGGGAGCGTAATCGGCAACTCGAACAGGAATTGCTTGCGCTGAAATCGCCTCCGGCTTCCCAGCTTCCGGATGCGAACAATACTGCCGAGGCAACTGACGAACTCGCCGAATCGAACGAAGACAAGTTGATTCGTTTGCGGCGCGAAGAACGTGAAGCGATGTACGCAGCGGATACCGACCTGGCCGAAAAGCTGGGAAAGGAAGCCGACGCGCTCAATCGCCAGATTGCCAAGGACGAAATGCGTTCCGAGAACGCAGCGCAAGAAGCCGAGCGCAAGGCCAAGGAATCCGAGGAAAAAACTGTCGAAGATGCATTGGCTCGCGCCAATGCGTTGGTCGAAAGGTTCCCGTTCCTGAAGCCCGACAGCCCGACGACCAATCAGGATGCAATCGATCTGGTTGTGGCGCAGCGCGACAAGCTGATGGCTCAAGGTGTTGCCTTTGGTGATGCCATCGAGCAAGCCGTCGCCAAGGTGGCGCCCCTGTTCGACAAGGGTGGTTCGACCCATCAAACCGATGCCGACGTAGCCCGCAAGGCCGCAGAGGCAATTTCCAAGGCGAAATCCCCTGTTGCAACCAGTCTTTCCCAAGCGCCTGCAGGTTCCAAGCCGCAGCACGACGAGGGCGAGGCTTTGCGCGGCATGGACATGAACCGCCTCGCGCAGTCCCTTGAAAGCAAGTCGCCAGAGGAAATCATGAAGATCATGGCCAAGGCGCTTTAAGCAATCCCTACCCGGCGTGAGCCGCGTTATCCAACTTCAGGAGAAATATCATGGCTGATACAGTCATTCCCTACGGCAGTCCCCAGGCTGTCAAGATTCAATCCGCCGGCCTGTTCGCTGCTTCCATGCAGCGCCAGACCACCCTCAACCGCCTGACCGGAAAGCTGCCGCAGCAGGCCGACGCCGAGGCGACCTTGCGCCGCCAGTCCGGCAATCAACTTCCGATCGTCCGCGCCCAGGATCTTTCCAAGACCGCCGGCGACGAAGTGACCTTCGACCTCATCAACCCGATTGGCGGCAAGCCGATCATGGGTGAGCGTTACGCCGAGGGCAAGGGCGACCGCATGGACTTCTCGCAAGACAGCCTGCGTATCAACCAGACGCGCAAGCCGATCAATGCGGGCGGCAAGATGACCCAGCAGCGCACGCCGCATCAACTGCGTTCGCTGGCCCAGGCGCTTGGCCATGACTACATGACCCGCCTCGAAGATCAGCTTTCGCTGGTCCATCTGGCTGGCGCCCGCGGATTTGCCAATGATGTCGAGTGGGCTGTTCCGCTGGCATCCGATGCGGACTTCGCCGACATCGTGGTGAATCCGATCAAGGCACCGACCCGCAATCGGCACTTCATGTCGACCGGCTCGGGTATCGAGAAGATCGCCGCGTCCGGCAACGAAATCACCATTGCCACGACCGACGTGATGAATATCGATCTGGTAGATGCGCTTCGCACCAAGCTGGATTCGATGCCGCTGCCGCCGCCGCCGGTGCGTTTCGAGGGCGACCAAATGAGCCAGGATGCGCCCATGCGCGTGCTGCTCTGTTCCTCGGAGCAATACACGTCGCTGGTCCGCTCGACCAACTTCCGCACCTGGCAGGCAAACGCCATGGCCCGCGCGCAGATGGCCAAGCAGAATCCGCTGTTCATGGGTGAAGCTGGCCTGTGGAACGGCATCCTGATCGTCAAGATGCCGAAGCCGATCCGCTTCTTCGCCGGTGACTCGCTGCGCTGGTGTCCGAGTGCCACGTCGAATGCCGAAACGGCGACCGACCTGGTGCCGGCCGCTTTCGGCACGGCCAACGCCGTCGACCGCGCGCTGCTGCTCGGTGGCCAGGCGCTCGCACAGGCTTACGGCAAGTTCCGTCAGTCGCAGGGCTCCTACTTCTTCTCGGAGAAGGAACTGGACCACGGCGACAAGCTGGAAATCCTGCTCGGCATGATCGCCGGTACGTCGAAGATCCAGTTCTTGATCGACCACGGCGGCACCGCGAAGGAATACACCGACTTCGGTGTGATGGCCATCGATACCGCCGTGGCGATTGCCTAACCACAAGCAAGCCGGGGAATCCCCCGGCTTCTTCTGATCTTCAAGGAGAAACACCATGAGTACCGTCACCATCAAGGGGATCAAGCAATCCCAACAAGCCGGCCCGGATGGCAACAAGCATGTCATTCGCGGCAATTTCACGACCAACGCTTCCGGCGTCGCCGCAAATTCTGATCTGACCACTGCGGTTCAGGTCAATGACGTGGTTCGCCTGGCCTTCCTGCCGGCAGGCGCCGAGCTTCACGATGCCCTGGCCATTGTCTCTGACGCTTTCGCGGCGACGACCACGGCTGACATCGGTTTCGTCTACGCCGATGGCGTCGATTCGTCCGCTGTGCCGCAGAACGCCGCCTATTTCTTTGCGGCGCTGGCGACCTCTTCGGCAAGCAGGACGCGCGCTACCGCTACCAACGCGCCGGTGCGACTGCCGAAGGATGCCTATCTCGTGCTGACCCGCAAGGTAGCCGCGGATTCGGCTGTCGGCGTTCTCGATGTCCTGGTCGAGTGTGTCCTACAAGGCGCTGCGTAACAAGCAAACGGGCCAGCCAGTGCATCGGCTGGCCCACCTAAAGGAGAACATCGCATGATCGCAATCAAATACATCGGCCATCGTCCGGTTTACCGCGACGGCGCCTGCGGTTCGGAACTTGTTTTCGAGCAGGGCCAGACGCTTCAGGTTGCCGATGAATTCGCCGTCAAGATGCTGCGCCACACGGCCGTCTATGTGCGCGGAGAGCTTGGCGAAGACGTTCAAGAGGCGCCAGAGGTCAAGAAGACCAAGGCGACGGACGACGAAGATCCGGCGCAGACGATGCGGGATTCCATCGTTCAGATGAGCAAGGCTGCGCTGACAACATTTGCCAAGACACATTTCAGCGTCGATCTGGACAAAAGCAAAGGCGTCGGCGACTTGCGTATGCAAGTGACCGGCCTGTTCGATCAGTTCGGCGTCGAGTAAGCCATGAACCTGCGCGACGGTATCGACCAGTTCCGTGTCCGTGCGATGGATACGGTCAAGCCGTATCTGTGGCCTGACCGGGAGCTTGCCGGCTGGTTCTCGGAGGCCGAAGAAGAGGCCGCCGTTCGCGCTCGGCTGATTTTCGATACCGATGAAATCACGGTTGGTGCTGGAGAAACCGGCAAGATCGACTTGCCGGAGAAGCTGTTCGACATCCAGTACGCCGAACTGCGCGCAGCCGATGGGTCAATAACGGAAATTACCGGCGCCAGCCGGCGCGAACTTGACCGCTTGCGCCAAGGCTGGCGCAGCAAGGTAGAGCGGCCGACAAACTACGTTCACGACGACAAAAGCCTTTTCCTGTCCGCTATTCCAGATCAGGACTACACGCTTTACGTCGAATTCTTCAGGCTGCCCAAGGCGGCGCTCGAAGAAGACGAGGACACGCCGGAAATCAACAAGGTTCATCACATGAATTTGGTTGATTGGGTACTGTTCCGCGCCTACGCCAAGCCGGATGCCGACGCATTCAGTCCGGAAAAATCGAAAGAATCCGAGGCGGCTTTCGTTTCCTACTTCGGGAAGCGCAGCAACGCCGACATCCGGCGCCGGCAGAACGCCAGCCGTCCGCATCGCAACGCCCTTAATCCGTGAGGCGCCAAATGGATGCTCGGATCTACCAACTTTTATGGCTTGAGGAGCAGAAGTGATGCTGCTGCCTGACTGGAAACGTATCGCCAAGAAAGCCTGGTCGGTTCGCCTGATGGCGCTGGCCTCGATTCTTTCCGGATGTGAAGCGGTTCTTCCTTACGCCGAGTTCATCATGCCGCGCGGTTCATTTGCTGCCGTGTCGTTCGTCATCGTGACGGCGGCGCTGCTGTCAAGGTTCGTTGTTCAAAAGAGCATGAGCGATGATTAAGTACGGCTCGCGCAAATTCCTCCTGACGCTGCTTGTCGTACTGCTGGCGACCGGCCTGCTTGCCTTCCGTCTTATTGATGGGGGGATGTGGGTAACAGTGGTTTCGCTGGCGATGACCCTCCATCACGGTGCGAACGTGGCACAGAAAGCGATGGTGAAAAATGCAGCCGAAAACTAAGCGCCTGTCCGCTGTCGCGGCCATAGCAACGGCGATTGCGATCCCCGCCGAGGGCTTGCGCCAGTTCGCCTATTACGATCCGCCTGGAATCCTGACGGTGTGCTATGGACATACCGGATCGGACGTGCAGGCGAAGAGGAAATACAGCCTTGACGAATGCCGCGCGCTGCTCACGGAAGACATGATGGAGGCGGTCAATGCGGTGGAAAATTGCCATCCCAATTTACCTGAGAACGTCCATGCGGCGTTCGCGGACGCGGTGTATAACTTGGGGCCATCTGTCGCGTGCAACTCCACGGCAGCGCGGTATCTGGCTGCCGATGATTTCGATGCCGCGTGCCGTGAGCTTCCGAGATGGAACAAAGCGAGGGTTGCGGGTGCGCTTGTGCCGCTTCCGGGTCTGACCAAACGCCGCAACGCGGAGATGGCGCTATGCCTTTCGTAATGTCTCCAACCATCATCGCCGTGCTTGTGGCCGTCGTGCTTCAAGGGCTGACGCTCGGGTGGGGTTTCGTTCAGTCGAACCGCGCCGATTCCTACAAGGAAAAACTGCAAGCGTGCAACGCAACGCACGCTGCATTCGTGCTGCAAACCGAAGCCGTTGGACGGATCGCCGCCGCGAAGGCCAAGGAAACAGAGGAAAACAACCGGAGAACCGCCGATGAAACCGCAAAAGGATGGGCCGCTGCCCTTGCTGTTGTTCGTGCTGATTACGCTAAACGGCTGCGCGCAGCAACCAACTCAGGTTCCGGTGGCAGTGGAGTGTCCGCCCCTGCCGCAACTGGACAAGCGACTACTGGATCCGACGCCGACTCAATACCTTCTCCCGAGCGAGTTGCGCAGGACTGTGCCGAAACAACCCTGACAGCGAACTTTCTGCAACGGTACATCGAGAGGCTGAAATGATTCTGGCGATCATTTCTATCCTGTTGCTGACGTTTGCAGGAACGGCCAATGCCGGCCCCTACGTTGAGCTTGGAGTGTCGGCAATGAGCGGATGCCTGGTCGATTACGACGAGAAGGCAAGCGTCGATGGCTGCTCGAACAACCCGTTTGGCCTGCTGGCGGTCGGTTACGCATGGAACGGATTCTCCATTGAGGCCGAACACCGTAGCTCTCTGGTCGAGAAAGACCAAGGCATCAATGCGCTGACACTCAAATACAGATGGGAATGGAAATGAACGAAGCACGCCGCGCCGGCCTGGAACAACTCGCCATGACCATCGAAGCCGCAATGGGCCAGCTTACGGTGCTGCTTGATGCCGAGCGCGCCGACGTTCAGGACATGCCCGACAACATCGAAGACTCGGATTTCGGCGAGCGCGTAGCAAAGCGCCCGATGTTCGAGCTTGCCGCATCGCGCGTGCTACTGCTGGAAGCGGTCGAACACATTTCAAAAGCCATTTCCAAGGGATAGAAGCATGACGGAACCTACAGAAAAGATCGCCACACTGCAAAGCGAGGTTAAAACTCTGACTGAAGCGGTGCGCGAACTTACGCTCTCAATGCAGAAAAACAATGAGCGTCTGGAGCGCCTGGCTGTTCTTGAGGTTTCGCACAACAATAGCAATAGCGCTATCAGCCGGGCGTTCGAGGCGCTGAAGGCACACGAAGTTTCTGCCGATGCTCGCCATACAGAGAATGAGAGGGCACACCGTTCCTACGACAAGGCTATTTGGAGCGCGGTCGGTTTCACTGCCGCAGTGACCGTCTTCTGGACGATCTTTGGGGTCGGCGCAAAGAACACGATTGATGACGTGGTGAAGTCCGTCGCTGAAATGCGTGTGCATGTTAATCAGGACAAGATACTGACCGAAAACGACGTCCTGAAGATTCACAGGGGAGCGCAATGAAATCCGCGATCCTGCTCATTCTAATAACTGGCTGCGGCACAACACCTGACACTTACTGTAAGGCAGGGTATGAGCATACTTACAGCTACAGCTCCGGATGGAAACAGATTTGGAGTTCTGCTGGCGGCGGCGTGCCGTGCGAATCGAGGGCGAACTGATGTCTGGAAATCTTACTATCGTTCAGGGCAAAACATTCTCCGACACGATTCGCTGGCAGAAGCAACCGCTGATCTACAAAGCGATTACCGGGATCTCGTTAGCTGGCGGTTCCCCGGTTCTTGTTGTGCCAGGGCACGGCATCGCTGAAAAATGGCCTGTCGCGGTTACTCGGGTTGTCGGCCCGAAAGACATAAACGCCAAGAACAATCCTCCGCGCGACGCTGACTATGTTGATGCGACGTTCGTGAATTCTTCTTCTATCGAGCTGAACGGCGTGTCTCCGGTCAATGACCGTGGGACAGAATGGCCGGCATACGAAAGCGGCGGGTTCATTCAGTATTACACCCCGGTTGACATGGCCGGCATGGTGTTCCGGTTCGTGTTTCGCAAGTCGTTCGCCAGCCGGCTCAACCTGAAGTGCGTTACCGGAGGAACCTCTGGTGCGTCAATCCCGACCGCCGCTGGTACAGACGGCTCCGTGGTGTGGGAAGAGACAACTGAAAGCGCAACGAAACCGTGGGAAGCCGGCGCGGTATTTGCCACGAACGATGTAATCGACGCAAAAGCCGTGTTGTGGCTCTCTTCGGCAAGCGGCGAGGTCGTTGCCGACAACGCCAACAAGAAGATTGTCACCACCGTACTTCCCGCCGTGACTGCCAAGCTGGCAAAGCAGAACCTTGTTTATGAAGTCGAGGCAGAAGACTTGTCGGGCGTAATCCGGCTTGTCGATTCTGGAACGGCCATCGTTGAACTCGAAGGATCACCATAGTTTTTTACCCGCTGGCTTGCGGCTGGCTTTTTAATCGAAGGAGAAACACCATGCAACAAGAAACTTGTAAGGCCGCAGATCACGGCGGTTCGGTGGTTGCCAAGCGCTTGCTGATCGACGAAGTGGCGAACGCGCACGGCACGTATCATGTGGTTGCCAGCGGCCCCGTCGAGCAGTACCGCGACGAGTATGTTCGGCTTCGTGACCGATTGAGTGGCAAGGGCTTCAAGGCGTTCTTCGACAAGCTCATTAACGGGCGCGATCTGCTGTCGCAGTTCATGGCGATCCCGATTGAAAACAAGTGGGCCGAAGAGTGCCCGAACGTGGTTTGCACGGTCGGCAAGAACGCTGCGCTTGACGCCTATCTGGCCGGCTCTGCCTATACTGTGACGGGTCCGTACATGGGCCTAATCAACACCAACGCCTCGGCGGCGGTGGCGGGCGATACGATGTCCTCGCACTCAGGATGGCTGGAAGTTGGCAACGCCAACGCTCCGACCTACACCGCTCCGCGCAAGACCGTCGCTTGGTCTGCGGCCTCTGGCGGATCGAAGGCGACTTCCGCCGCCCTGTCGTTCGCCATTGGGTCGACCGGCACCGTCGGCGGATGCTTCCTTGTGTTCTCGACCGGCGCAGTCAGCACCATCGACAACACCAGTGGCGTTCTGTATTCGGCTGGCGCATTCACTGGCGGCTCGAAGAGTGTCAACAACGGCGACACGCTGAACGTCACCTACAACGCATCGCTGTAAGGAGAAAGCACCATGTCCATGCCCAAGAAAGGCGATACCGTTCGCCAAATCATGCCGGCCCCCGTCGAGGGGGTTGTTGCCGAATACACCATCTGCCAGGAAACCGGCACGCCGCAGGTGCGCGTCGAATGGCCTGATGCTGACGGCGACGGCCACGCCGAATCCCGCTGGTTCAAGGTGGAAGAGGTCGAGGTCGTTAATGGCTAACTCCGTCATCACGGCGGAACAGGCGACAGGGAGCGTCCTCGAAGAACTTGAGGATGCTTTCTTCGACATTCCGTTCGAGAACTCCGATTTCCAGAACCGGGCGTTTGTTGTGGCAGCGCAGCTAACCCCGGCGCGCGCCTATCGCGCGGTCGGATTGCGCATGTTCGCAAAGATTCGTGCGGTGAAGGAATACCAGTATTCGCAGGCGAAGCTGGCGATCGACATCGAGGAACGCGAGGCGAAGATTGCTGACGCAAGCGTCAACCCGTTCGACCGTCGCCGGCTGGAGCTTGAGAACGTCAAGGCGCAGGATGACTCGGCATGGGGCAAGAAACTGCTGAATGACGCGCTGCGCGAGTTGAACTGCCTGTACGCCGAGTTCAAGAAGCTGCCGAAATACGCCCGCGCACAGTTCGAGGCCGAGGAAAAAGCACACTTCATGGCGAGCATGAAGCGCCAGATCGAAGCCCCCGGCCCGCACGCCTCGCTGGCAAATATGGTTGTCGACGTGCCCGAGTGGGATAAGCGGATCGAGCAGGCGATCACGGCTCTGCTGGAATTCAAGGAGTAGCAATGCTCGCCGCCCCGCGCTCCTTCGCCGGCCAAGTAACCAGCAACCTTCCTGAAACCCCAAGCACAGGCGCGTTCGGGACGCGGGCGACTGGCTCGTCTACGATCAACACCAAAGGTTCGTGGTCGCAAGTTACTGCATCACTGCCGCACGACGCCTACGGCTTCTGGCTGACAATGGCAGGTTCGGCTGTCAGCGCGACCAGCACCGACATGCTGCTGGATATTGGCATCGGCGCGGCGGCTTCGGAGGTCGTGATCGTTCCTAATCTGCTTGCCGGTTGGACCGGCTCGCCGACGCAAGGGCCGCGAACGCTGTTCATCCCGATCTTCATCCCGAAAGGGACGCGGGTGGCGATCCGGAATCAGGGCGTCATCGCATCTGACACCATTGACTGCATGTTCCACTTCAAATCCGGCAACCCCTCGATGCGCGGGAATTTGTTCGTCGGCTGCGATGTATACGGTGTGAATAGCTCGGGCGCCTCCGCCGGCACCGCGCACACGCCCGGCAATACAGGGGGAGAATCGACATGGGCCAACCTCGGCACCACCGCCACAAAAAGCTACGGCGCGATCCTGCCACTCATTCAGGTGGGCACCGTTACCTCGCTGACTGCCATTGCCTACCATTGGGAACTCGGTATCGGTGGCGTGACGCTGGCCGAGTGGTACTTCATGGGCAACACAGGCGAGTACATCAACGGCCCGTACCCGGCGGAACCGGCTGCGGTCAACATCGCCTCGGGCGCACAATTGCAGGTACGGGCGGAAGCCTCCGGCACGGCCATTGCCTTCGACGTGGCCGCATACTGTTTCTACTAGGGGTCATCATGGCAATCGCAGAACTCTACTCTGGCTCGGCCACGATCAGCACCACGGAAATCTCCTTGGTGAGCGGTACGTCATCGCTGCAATCCATCGCCACGGACGGCATCTACCAAGTGTTCCTCGATCTGAACGCACTGGCGAACGGCGACGTGTTCGAGTTGAAAGTGAAGGAGAAGGTGCGCGCCGCCGATACGCAGCGGGTGACGCACCTAATTCCGATTGCACAGGCGCAGACTGGGCAGCCGAACCTCGCCTCGCCTTCGCTGATCCTCATGCACGGATGGGATGTCACCCTAATCAAGATCAGCGGCACGGACAGGGCAATCCCGTGGTCAATCAGACAGGTTGCCTAAATGTCATGGCTGTTTCAGCCTCTTCTACCCGGTGCCGCGCATCAATTAAGCGACCCGAACGCCGTATCCATTTCTGAGGCGGCAACAGCCGCGTCTGCGCAAGACGCGACGGTAATTTCAACGTACCCTGTATCAATCACCGAGCAGGCGGGCGTCGGAACAGAGGTCGGCGGAGGGTACATTACTGGTGGAAGCAGCGCCTCGATCGACAAGTTTTCTTCGGGCGCTGAAACCATATCGACCCTTGCCGGCTCCCTTCCGGATAACGTCGAGGGGTCTGCTGGGGCAATATCTTCGACAAAAAGCTATTTCGGCGGCGCGTATATTGGCAGCTACACGAACAAGATATATGCCATAACGCACTCAAACGACGCGGTTAATACGCTGTCAGCGACACTCAATGTCGGGCGGTACACGGCATCCGGGATGTCGTCTTCCACGCATGGGTACTTTGCAGGCGGGGCAATAAATAGCACTCCGACGAGGACGACAGAGATAGACGGAGTTGTTTTCTCTAATGACGCCGCGTATAACCCAAGCGTGGCGCTGACTGCGGAGCGCGACGAGACGGGACCAGTTCAGACAAGCACTATCGGGTATGTCGGCGGCGGCTCTGATTCTGGCGGAAGCGCGGTAAGCACAATCTACAAGCTTGTGTTCTCCACGGAGACACTCACTACCCTATCCGCAACGCTGGCTCTTTCGCGTTATGCACTGGCCGGGTTTCAGTCGTCCACGAAGGGGTATTTCCACGGCGGTAGCGGATGGACTGGCGAAATCGACGGGATCGAGTTTTCTGGCGAAACAGCGATCAACCCAACCGCTACGATCAAAGCCCCTGCGCATAACTCCGGCCTCATGTACCACGCCGGGATCAGCACCACAAACAAGGGGTACAGCCTTGGCGGAAGCGACGGGTGGACGAACCAATCGGCAATTTTCTCCTTCACTTTCACGTCGGAGACTGCCGGTTCGGTAACGGCAACGCTCTCGACTAATAGAACCCGCGCGGCGGCAACGTCTTTGGCGTCATCGACCTCCTATTCTGCCGCGTCGACACAGGACGGAACTATCGAGTCCGGAATCACCGGGTCGGTAGTCGAAGAAGCGACCGCGCAGGCTTCACCATCGGCGGATGGAACACTCGGCCACACCGAAGCGGTTACTGCCACGGCAACGGCTGACGGATCGGCGCGGACGGATATTTACGAGTCAGCTTCCGGGGCCGGAGGAAAGGGATACTTCGGCGGCGGAGAGGTTATTGGTAGCGGGCGAACAAGCGGCATCAGCGCGCTTGTGTTCTCGACGCACGTCGCTTCGATGCTGTCAGCCGCACTGGCAACGGCGCGATACAACCTCGCGGCCTGCTCAAGCTACGCAAACGGGTATTGGGCGGGCGGCATGACCACCGTCAATGTGACTGAAATAGACGGCATCAAGTTCTACGACGAGTCGGCGCGCAATCCATCCATGTCACTGTCGACGGCGACAACCGAACTTGCCGGAACGCAATCGACAGTCAAGGGGTACATCGCTGGCGGCAATGACGGACTTCCTGTTTCATCCGTCAGGAAGATCAACTTTTTCCCCGAGTCATCTGGCAGTATCGGGAGCAGCCTATCCGTTGGCAGGTTCGGCCTTGCGGCCACGGCATCACCAACAAAAGCGTACTTTGTCGGCGGGAAAAGCGGGTCGACTTACTACGACACGATCAGCGGAATGCCGTTCTCCAGCGAAACGGTATCTAACCTGTCTGCGGTTCTCAGCGGAACAAGGTCGAAACTATCGGCTATGGCGTCGACAGTCGCAGGGTATGTCGCTGGCGGGTATGCCGGATCGTCCCCGGTCGGGACGATAGACCGCCTGACCTTCGACAACGAGGCGCGGGCTACCATTGGCGCGTCGTTAAGCACTGCGCGCAGGGATCACGCCGCGTGCACTTCCATGTCGCGCGGCTACAACGCTGGCGGGTGGGATGGCGGCACCTATTACTACTCCATAGAAAGCCTGATCTTCTCGAACGAAACGACGGCGACGACCTCTGCCGTCCTTGGCGACGGCGTGAACGGAAGAATCGAGCTTGCCGGTACGCAGAACTTGCGCGGCGCATCTGACTACTCGGCGGTAGAGTGGCCCGTATCACAGGCGGACGCAGCAACAGCAACAGATACAGTGGTAACTGCGGGGGGCACCGATGTAGCCGCCGCGTTGGAAGTCGTTACTGCTACAAGCACAAGCGACTGGTCGTATACCCTGAGTGCAGTAGTTACCGAAGCCAACGCGCAAGACTTATCGAAAGACGGCGGTGCAGCGTACTTCGGCGGCGGAACGGGAGGGGGCGATCCATCGGGAACAACGCAAGTGTCGTTTTCAAACGATGCAGTTCAGACTGCCGTCGCTACGCTTAACTCCTACGGGGTTGAGTCCTCTGGCGCATCGTCTGGAACAAAAGGATATTTTTGGGGCGGGCAGAGCCGCAGCGCGATTTCTACGCTGGTGTTCTCGTCGCTGACCTCTACGACGCTTTCAGCGACGACAGGCAGTACGCAGTACGGAATGGCCGCGATCAGCACTGAGGATTGCGGGTACTTCTGTGGAAGAAACAATATCGCCGTTGACCTTATCAGTGCCTTGATGTTTTCGACCGAGGCGGTTCGGGTACTGTCTGCAACGCTCCCGACTGGAAGGGGGCTTGGCGCTGGCGTTAAGTCTGCGGAAAAAGGGTATGTTCTAGGCGGGTACATTAGCGCTGTTACAGCGGACGTGGACGGCATTGAGTTCGCTACAGAGGTGACGTTCAACACCTCCGCGTCTCTCAGCGTGGCGCGGCACTCTGGAGGCGCGGCGCAGTCTGCGACCATTGGGTACTGCGCTGGCGGTTTAGACGCGAGTAGCGGGTCTGTAGTGGTCGACGGAATAAGGTTTTCTGACGAGACATCGGTCAACGGGGCGAACTCTCTTTCAGAGCAGTTCTATCAGGGCGGGTCTGCCTCGTCTTACGGCGCGGGGTATTTTGCTAATGCAAATACTGCGCACTCGATGTATTGCTACAAACTCGCGTTCTCCAGCGAGGCTACCTCCGTTGCTTCTACCGCCCTTCCAACAAGAGCGTCGTCATGCGGGGTCCAGAAGAATGTGTACACTGCGCGTGGAGCGGTAGACGACTCGCGAGTGACGGGAAGTAGTCAGGTAAGCGCGGCAGAGAGCGCGAGTGCTGCTGGGGTTCAGGTCGGTACGTACACTGTGGCATCTTCCGTAACCGAAACATCCGCCAGCGGAGACACCAAAGCGGCGACTGCGGCGTTCAGCGCGTCAAATATAGAAGCGGCGGCGGCAGCTGCTACACATCCGGTAACGACGGTAGCTGTTTCCGCGCAACAGGATAGCGCAACGGCGGCAGACACGCCCGTAGGACTCCCGGTGTACCCTGTTGCCGAGGCAGAAGCGGCGACCGCCTCTGATTCGCACAACGGCATTGTTCCGGGGCTGGCAGTCGCTATCGAAGAGAACGCGACAGCAATCGCTTCACACCCGGCTGTCGCCCTGTTCATTTCGGCAATCGCGGAGACGGCAAGCCCCACGTCAACACAGGTTGGTGGGTTCTTGGTGAATGCGCCCGAGAGCGCAGCCGCGAGCGACACGAAGGCGGCGACCATTACCTTCACGTTCAGCGGTACGGCACAGGGGGCGGCGACGGATGCGCCCGTGGCATCGGCTGAATTTGTGAGCGCCATAGCGCAAACGGCAAGTGCGACGGATAGCGCTTCGGCGGCGACGTTGTTCTCGGCGGATGCGGCTTCTTCCGGCGCTGCCGCCGATGCCTCTGACTCGTCAGTGACAATCGTTGCGCTTGAGCAGGTTACTGCCACCGACTCCGCGAACGCCTCGCCGCGATGGGCTGGTTACGTCTCCGAGGTCGCCACAGCCAGCGCCACGTTCATCGGGACAGGCCCGGTGCCGGTCGGCATTACAGAAAGCATCACCGCAGCGAGCGTGCAGTCAGCAAAGCGGTACGCGTTCGCGGTGGCCTCGGAGAACGCTTCTCCAGCCGCTACGCAAGACGCGGTGGTGCGCGTGGTCGCCAGTGTTGCGGAAGCACTCAATGCTGTAGCCACTCAGGCCGCTATCGCCTCGCTCACGGCAGAGGCAAGGGAAGCGCTATCCGCCCTGTCCGCCGCTTCTGCCGGTCGCGCGTATGTCTCTTCGATCCACGTCGTCAGTAACGCAGCAGACTACTCCGACGCACACATCCTCGATCTGTTCCCGTCGCCCGCCCCTGCCGTAACGAAGGTTGTCCGGGTAGGAAGCGCGGCTATCGTCTGGTCGATTGACGTGACCAGGATGCACACGCAAGAAGACGCGCTCCGCAGCAGCACCCAACACGAATACGAGCGGAACAAAGAATTCTCGCCGGTCGACCGGGTATGTGCCGACGGAGAAAAGACGCGCAGCGTCTTGGGTGAAGACAGCGAGAGGGTGATATGCCAATAGACCCAAACGACAAAGGCAGAGTCCTACCCGTCCGGTCGCCAACGGCGACGGGGAAATCCAACGAGCACAACATGGACGCTCGGGTCATCGACAATGACAGCTTCTCGACGGTGCTGCGGCTTAATCCAGACGGCGGGCAGACAATGCTTCGCACGCGCGGCGGGCATTTGGAATACACCACGACGCCGGGGATTCCGGAGGACGCAGCGCCGCCGTGCCGGTGGTCGTATGACTACTTCCCGATCAAGCAAGAAGGGGCGGCGTTCGTTACGGATACCACGACCTCCCTTGGGCATACGATCTACCAGTCGAGTGTCGCCTACGGGCTGAAGGGGAGGCGGGTCGGGTTCTCCTACAATTCGGACGGCACGATGTCGCCCAAGCTGCAAGTCAGCCACGAAGACCTGATAACCGACGACTCGAAGATGACCGGACCGGGATTCTGGTACTCGAAGGGCGACACCGTAACGTGGACATACGACACGCTGATTCCATCAGAAAACCCGCTCCTGATGGGTATGGAAATAGCGATGGCTTTCTGCGTTCGGTACAAGAAAAAAGAAATAACCCTGCGCGCGGCGGAGACGTACAACCCGCTTACGGCTGTCCATATCCTCGCGGCCTGTGTCGTGCGCGACCCGGTCGGCGAAGTGTATGTCCGTGCGGCGTACCTCAAAACTGACGGGGACGTGGAAGAAGGGATCACCATCATTGACTACACGCTTGCCGGAAGCAGCGTATCCACGGTTTATCTGAACCCTGACCATGACTTTCCGCAGTGGGTTGACGGCGAAAGATTCACGGTCATCAAGCCACGGCTGGCGGCGTTCTCCCCCGATGGAACAAAACTCGCGTTCATAGTCACTGACTACGGGTTCGATATTACGGGCGGCGAGAAGTGCGTGGTAGCGGAAATATCGAGGCCGCTTGTTTCCGAGTCGCCGTCCGCCACTCTGTACGTCGCCACGCTGCCGGTGGCGTGGGAGGCAGTAGCCGCTCCAGCGAACACCGACACGACTACGCCTTATGATGTCGTGAGCTACACCAACCCGACCACAGCTTTCGTTCTTACGGACATTGCAACGGGGAACGTGATAAGCCAATCCGACCCCCCGCACCTTCCGAGTGGCCCCTTGTATACGAGCTACGAATCGTCGTACAGCGACCGTGAGATTGTCGAATACTCTGCGCGGTGTACTTTCGTTGTAGATCGCGTCGGGTTCTCAAAGAGCAATGAGCTTTGTGTAGTGGCGACAAAAACGATAATCAACGGCGAGACCCGGTCATCAACAAAAAACGGCAGTCTCAACACGGCGGAGAGCAGCGGCGTGGTGTCGACGGATACGGTTGTCGGCGGCGGTGAACAGAATCTCCACTCTGAGTCATACGGGAACTACACGACCACCCAACTAAGCAGCTCTACAGGTGGGCCGGGCAGCTATTCAAGTGCCGCTTGGACGTATGACATAACTTCATACTTCATCCGTGGTGCGGCAGTGGTGTGGAGCAAGAACACGCCGTTGCTTCTGGCCGGTCGGGTGGATAGTTGGGAACGGAGGACCATAGTCACGTCGAACGTCGTTTCCAACGAAGATTTCTACGAAGCGGAGGCCAGTGGAGTTCGGCAGTATGGCTACCCTTCAACTGTCAAGGTCGGAACAGAATGCCACGGCGTTGACTTTTACGACTCGACTGTGCTGATGCGGCATTTTGGGCCAGTAGCTTCATGGGACGAGTATGCGGGGTACGCCAAGTGGGCGCCGAGCTATCACAAATACGAAGAAGACTATCTTGTCTCTTCCTCCGGTAGCTTGACCCCAACCTACCACCCGATACCGACGGAGTTCACGCAGACATTCGAGGTCGTTTCCGGCGACTCCGGGACGGTGTATGCCCCCTATACGATAGTGCGCAAAGAGTTCTCCGGGCCGGCGGCGTGGTGCCCTCCGCACAAAGAAGCCGTGTACCTATACGACCATATCAACGAAGAGACGTGGGGGCTATTCTTTTCAAACAACAAATGGAAGACAATACGGGCGGCGGATGGAGAGCCTGTTCCACCTGCGGAACCCGGAACGTACTACGAAATAAAAGTCGGGCTGATCCCATTCGCGTAGGAGCAAACATGAAAACAACCCCAATCGGCCCGTTTCTCGGGATCAATCACTACCTTCCTGACTTCTCGCTTTCCACAGAAAACGGCGACTGGCTACGCGACGCCGAGAATGTCGACCTCGACAACTCGGGGTGGGTCTCCCGTCGCGCGGATCCGCTTCAGGTTCAGGCGATGACCGACGCCCATTCGCTCTACATGCTGACAGCCACGGAAGGATACCTGGTGCGCGGCACAGCGATGTACTCCGTCACGCTGGCGCCATCCTATTCCGAAGCCCTCTTTCGCGTGCTGGCGAGCGGCGCAGCGGTGTCGTGGCAGGAGTACGGCGGCAAGCTCTACTACACCAGCGCCACGGACTACGGAAAGATCGTCGGTGGGACATGGTATCCGATGGGGATGCCGACGCCGGCTGCGCCATCTTGTTCAGCGATTGCCGGGGCGCTGTTTGCTGGCGACTACCAAGTGTCTGTCAGCTACACCAATGCTACCACCGAGGAAGAGGGCGGGCTGTCCGCTTCCAGCAAGGTAACGCTGGCGGCTGCCGGTGGGCTGCGCATTACCCTTCCGTCCAGTGTGCCAGGTGCTAGTCACGCCAACGTCTATGTCTCGACGGTGAACGGCTCGATCCCGATGTTTGTTGGTAGCTACGTGCTCGGAACAGCAAGCGTTGATGTTGCAGCAGAACCTACGCGTCTTCGGGAAGGCATATTCAAGGACGAGGAACCGCTGCCCAACGGGACGCGCCTGTTCCTGTTCAACGGACAGCTTTGCTCGATCAGCGGGAAATATCTGTACTACGGAATCCCATACAAGCCTGGGTACTGCCTGAAGACGAACAAGCGGGTTACGTTCGAGAGCGACATCGGCATCGCCATCGGGAATCAGAACGGCGTCTATGTTTCCGCTGGAGAAACGTATTTCATGTCCGGCCGTCAGATTGGCGCCGACATGGACGTGCGGATTGTTCTCCACTATGGCGGCGTTCCTGGAACAGAATTCGTCATTGAGAATGTCGTTCCGGATGCGCTGATTGTCGGGTGGTTCGGATCGCTCGGAGTTATTTTTGCTGACATCAACGGGGTAGTTACCGAAGTCATGGCGGCAACCGTTAAGCAAGCCGCGCCGGCATCTGGAATTTCCGTCGTTGTTGAAGAGGAAAACGAAGATTACCGCAAGGTCGTTTCGTGCGGATGGTGTGTAAATGTCAAGACCAAAGCCGTGTCCAGGTACTCCGGTTGGCCGGTAACTTCTGCATCGCGCGGGTATGTGACTGTGCCTACAGGCGTGTGCACGTTGTCTGGTGGGTCAGCAAAGATTGAAGGGAATATATCCCTCGGCAAGAAAAACTTTGGCAGCGAGAACAAAAAGGCGCTTCCGGCCTGCTACGTCGGCGCGGCATCCGCTACTCCAATGGAACTACGTGTCACTACTCCAGAGCATGAAGATTATCGGTACGAAGCGCGCTCATGTAGCGATGACATGCAAATCCACCGTATCGACCCAGGCAAAGGGCTGCGTGCCAACTGGTACGACCTTGCGCTATACAATACTGAAGGTTCTGACTTTATACTGGCTTCTGCCAGCTTTGCGCCGGTTGCATCCGGTAGGAGGATTTAATCATGCCATACGGACTTCCGCTAGACTTTGCCGCCGACCTTCCTCCGGAGGTAATGGAGAACGCCGGGGTGATCGCTTTTGAAGCCGCGGTCAATTCGACGTGGGCGCTCGGCCTCGACAACCGAACGAACGTCATGGACAAGATCACGGCGATTGTCGCTGACTTGCAGGACACGCTCAATACGCCGACGATGACGGCAGCCTCGGTGACGCCGGCATCAGTCGAAGAGCCGCTAGTCGACATTCCTTCATCGGTCACGTCGGCTGACATCTATGCTGAGTTCGAGGCGCAATACACTGAGCTTATCGTTAAGTTTGAAGCCATGCGCGCGGCGTTCATAACAGAGAAGTTTCCTACCGAACAGACTACCTACATGCTTGGCGAAAACTGGATTTCGGCAGCAATGGCAAACCCGAACGTCGGGCTTCCGCCGACCGTCGCGGCGCAGATTTTTGGTGACGACGCGGCGCGTATCCTAACGGATGCAGACCGCGCCAGCGATGCAGTAATGTCGCAGTTTGCTGCGCGAGGCTTCCCGCTACCGCCCGATGCCGCTCTAAGTGCCGTTCTCCAGATTCAGCAGAAGGCGCAAGATCTTACCGCCGAGTCGAGTCGCAAAATCGCCATCGCTTCGGTTGAAATGCAGAAGTGGCTGGTCGAGAAGATTCTTTCCCTGCGCGACATGGCGCTCAAGTCGATTCTTGACTATGTAAAGGTTTCGTCCCTCGGTCCTGACATTGCCAGCAAGCTCGTCCCGGTCGGGTACGACGCGCAGGCCAAGCTGATTTCTGCCGTCTCGGCGTATTACAACGCCCGCACCGGAGCGAAGGAGCTTACGTTCAAGGGGGCGCAGCATAATGCCGACATGATCCAAGATGCTGCGGCACAGAACCTTAAGTCTGAAATGATGATGGTGACGGAGTGGGTAAAGGCAATCCTGACGGAAGTGCAAACGATGTCGCAGATGGCGACTGCCCTGTTCAACAACATCCATGCGCAAACCTCTCTTGGGGTCAACAACAGCAAGACGGTTTCGCAAAGCGTTTAATTCCTGGTGCGCACCAGGCGGTATCGAACTTCAACAACCTGCATCTGCAAGCATCTGAAGGGTCAAGCAACAGCTTCCAGCTTCGGCAGGAGGTTTGATTCCTACAGGAAGAGTCATAACCCGCTTTGGCGGGTTTTCGTTTCGTATTGATTGCTTACCATAATGCAATCAACGCCATATAATTGGCAGACATAGGAGGCCGCGCCATGAGTTCCAAAAAGAAAGCACGTTGTTTTGCCGATGGCGGGATCATTGGTTCCGATGGAATGACAGACACGCAACGCGCAAAGCGTAATGCGGTATTGCAGAACCTTGGCATGAGTACAGCGCCAGTTACGCAAGCAGCTCCGCCTCAAGTTACGCAGCCCGTTCCGCAACCAGTTCAACAGCCTGAATCAATGATTCAGCGCGCCGCTGGCATTCTTGGTGGACGCCGGGAGCAGATCGACAAGGCATCCGGCTACGCCAATGGCGGAATCGTTCGCGGAAAGGGCGGCGTCGATAATGTGCCAATGTCAATTGGTGGCGTCGACGTCAACCTAACCGGCGGCAAGAAGCCTGAGGCGGTATTGCCCGGAAATACCGTCGAGGCGCTCGGCGGTCCGGCCGCAGTCGAGTCCTTGATCGAAGCCACCAACGGCAAGCCGCCTGTCAGGGATGGGCTAAAGGAAGGCGGTCGCTACAGCGGTGGAAGCATTTACGACCCTGCCTACGACGAACTTAAGAAAATACCTGTTCAGGCATTCCCGAATACTGTTTCAGCTATTCAGGCTGGCGGCGATGCCGCAAAGGCTGCTGCCGACGCAGGAAACTATGGCGCCGCGGTTGGCCAGGTTGGGCGTGGAGCAATTAGCGGCATTGCAGGAATCGGAAAAGACGTGATGAATAGCGTAGCCTATGCGCTTGATCCGGCTGCAAATGCACTTAAAACGCTTGTCACTGGCGACAGCACTCCGGCAAGGAATGTTCAATCTGCCACGCCTGCACCAGTTCAACAGCAATCAATAAATCCCGGCTCAGAGTTTCAACCAGGATCTCAATTTGGCCCTGAAAAAGAACGCTTCCCTGTTGGAACGAAAAGCGAATTCATTACTGGAAATAATGGCTCAATGCCTGATAGCTCTGGCGGTGGCTTTGTTTCAGGGAACAAAGCCTATAACGTCAACCAGACATCACAAGCCGGTGTCAGCAAGGTTACGGCGCCGGGAACGTCGCCGCTTTACACGAACATCAAACCTGAAAGTGCAGTTACCGGGCTGAAAGATCAGATGATCGGAGGCGATGCCGCATCTGTGAATGAAGGCATTGCGCGCATGGCTAACGCCAACAAGATTCGTGGCGAAATGATTGCCAATCGAGACAAGGATATTCCGGCTGGCGGCTATGGCCCCGGAATCCTTGGCGATGGCGGTATCGCCGCAGACAACGCTGAGAAAACTCAACGCTGGCGAAGTGATGAACTGTTGCGGATGACCAAAGGCGGAAAAAACGGAAATCAAGTAGCTGTCTCTGCTTTGATGAATGCTGATAGTCACCGCGACATTGCAACAATGGGCAATGAAACGCAGCGCCAGAATGCCGGGATTGCTGCACAGACAGCAACCAACCGCGACCAAGTAACCATGCGTGGGCAAGATTTGCAGGCAGCCAATGAGGCAATGCGAATTTCTGGCAATCCTCTGGACAACAAGATCAAGGCACTCTCTTTGAACCAGGCGTCCGGAATCGCCGATTTGCAGAATCGCGCTATCGGTGGCGATGCGAAGGCGCTTGAAATTCTTCGTTCGCTCAATGGAAAGTCTGGCGAGCATATCAGGACAAACGTGGTCGGCGGCGGCACCAATGAACTTGGCCAGGCGCAGCCGCAATATCTTGCAGTGACCGGGCCGGACGGTAAGACGCAGTTTGTAGCGCCCAATGGAAAGCAGGACGGCGCGAATGTTTCTGCGCAGAACATCAGGGCAGAAATGCAGGCCGGAAGAATCAGCCGCGAAGACGCGATCAAACAACTCAAGGCGATGGGGTATCAATAATGCGCGCAGAGGATTTCTTGGATGGCGTTTCTTCGGATAGCGGGCTCGGAAGCGCAGCGGATTTTCTTGATGCAAAGCCGCCCAAGAAGCAAAACAAGGGAATCGCCGCTGACCTTGTTACCGACCTGAAGCGTGGCGTCGAGCAACTGCCCGGCATCGTGACCGGCGTTGCTGACATCCCGATTGCGGCAATCACCGGCGACACCTACGCCGACAAGGCCGCGAACGCGCTCGGCGGAATCACTGGCTTTGCGCCGGCCAAGTGGGCGAAAGAGGCCGAGGCCGAATATTCACCAGGCCGTGTCGAAGCCCGGCGCAACATCGACAAGGCATGGGAAGACAACAAGACGCCGTTTTCCGACGCAGCAAACGGCGATATGTCAGGCATTGGCCAGGTTGCCAAGGCGTACATTCAGAATCCGCAGCAGCTTGTTGGTTCGGTGGTTGAATCGCTGCCGTCGATGATCGGCGGCGCTAAGGTTGGCCAGGCATTGACGAAGGCAGCCGGCATCGCGGCGCCGGTTCTTGCTGGCGCCGGTGGCGAGGGCGCAGTCATGGCTGGCCAGCAGATGAACCAGCTAACCGAGGCAGGCGCAGATCCGCGCACGGCTGCCGCGGCTTCTGCCGTAACTGGCCTTGTTGGCGGGGCGACTGGTGTTGTTGGTGGCAAGCTGGCGCAGCGCATGGGCGTGATCGATCCGGATACCGCATTTGCCGGAGGCGCCATGCGTGGCGTTACTGAAGAAGCCAAAGACCAGACCATCAAGGGCATGCTCAAGGAAGGCGCCAAGCGCGTTGCCGGCGGCGCAGTCTCGGAAGGTGCGTTCGAGGAACTGCCGCAATCCGTTCTCGAACAGGTCTTGTCGAACCTTGCGCAAAGCAAGCCGTGGGACGAAGGCGTTTCGCGCGCTGCCGTCGAGGGTACGCTGGCCGGTTCGCTCATGGGTGGCGCATTCAACATCATGCCGCCGAAGGTTGCTGCGCAGCAGGACGCACCGCCTGGGAATCCGACCGCCGAGGACAATCCGGAAATTTCCGGCCTGCTGCCGGCGCCGGTCTATCCCGGAACGCCAGGCGAACAGATTGTCGCCGCAGATGCCGAGCGCCAAGCTGCCATCGATGCCGCCGATGCCAACGCAGCGAATCTTCAGGCCGAGCGCGACGCCTACGAAAAGTGGCAAGCCGAGCTACGCCGCAACAACATCACCATCGTCAATGACCCGGCGCCGCTTCAGCAGCGCATCGATGCCCTGATGGGGATCAACGAGGCGCGACTGCAAGGATTCGCCCGCACCAACTACGAAAAGGCAATTGAGAATGCCTTTGCAGAGCAGATTGGTTTCGTCTCCGGCAAGGATGGGCTAGAAGTCCCGTTCACCATGGGCGACTACCTGAAGTCGAAAATCGCCGTGGGCGACATGGCGCGCAAGTCCGGTGGCGATGTCGCGCCCGCCATCCCGGTAGTCGGCCCGCTCTCCGCAGCCGCGAACCTTGCCGTGCAGTCTGGCGCCCATGCCGCGACCGTGGCGCAGCAGGCCGCAGCACAGGCCGAACAGAATACTTCCCCCGAGGGCAAATCCGGCACGCCTGCCGGGGCGCAGTCGAACGCGGCTGCGCCAGCCAAAGGGCCGTTGACCAGCATTGCAGCGCAAGCGCCGGCTGCGAAGGAGCCCGCCAATGTTGCCGTCCCTGCTCAAACTGCGCCGCAAGCAGATCAAGGAAATGCGCCGAAGGCTGGGGCTCAACCCGCCGCCGCGCCGCAAGCAGGACAAGCGCCGGCCGGGAAATTCGATCTGAGCAACCGCACGGAAACCCAACTTACCTGGCTGACAACGCACGGGCAGAACGGATTCAAGGAAGCGGCCGTTGCCGAGCTGAAGAAGCGCGGAGTTCAGGTAAGCGCAACGCAACAGGCCAAATCTGACACTTTAAGCGCGGAGAAACCGGCCAATAGTGCAACTGTACATGCACAAAATGCGGTAGATAGTGCCAAATCGGCGACGCCAGTCGAGGTGAACGCCGATGAAGACGATAACGCGCCGACCTACGGCGGCAAGTACGATCAAGTCTTCAAGGGCAAGGTGCCGAATGGCTTTAGCCTCGTCGGCAAGAACACGGATGGCAAGAACGTCTATGAGGCTGGCGGTATTCGCGTGGTCGAGGACGGCGAATACTTCGTTCGTGAGCTGGCACACAAGCCGAAGCAGGACCGCTATGCCGAGTTCAAGACGGCCGAGGAAATCGCCAAGGAGCGCGGGGATGTTTCCCTCGCCAATGAGGGTGACACGAAGCAAGCTGATGAACCGAAACCGGAAAAGCAGAAGCCGACAGAGCCGCCGACGTTCTGGACTTCCAGCACGCCGGCCCATCGCAATTGGATCATGGACGCCTCCGGCATGAAGCAGTACACGGCAATGACGCCGTGGAACCGCATCAAGCAAGAGCATCAGGCGCTACTGATCGAGCAATGGGGCGACAAGCCGGCCAATCAAAACACGGTCAAGAACGAAGCGCCTGATGCCACAACGGCTCCGGAAGAACCGAAGGCTCCAGAGCAAGAGCAGATCAAGAATGGCGACATGGCCCAATTAGAGGCCGATGTTGAATCTGCCCGTGAAGAATGGAAGAAATCACACGCTGAACCAATCCGGCAGAAATTGCAGGATGCTAGAGAAAAGCTAGAGGCGGCGAAGAATGCCACGGTCGACGCAGAAAAGCCGGCAGAAACATCGAAGGTGGCAAGTGGTAAGCCTGAAGGTGGTAAGCAGGACAGAGCGCCGACCGTCAATAAGTCCGAAGTCGCCAAGCGCCGCAAGGTATTTGAGCGCGAGGTCCATGTTTCCACGTTGGTCGATGCTGGGCTCAACGAACTGGCCGGCACAACTGACCTCGACACCTATACCAAGGCGGCTGAACTGGTTGTCGCCAACACCATTGCCGAACTGAAGAAGGACGCCGTAGCGCCCGAAGCGAAGGCTGCGCTTGATGCGATGGTTGTCGACGGAAAGCCGGTACTGCCAAAAGCGTTTTTCGAGTCAGCATTCAAATCGGCAAAGACGGCTTGGGAAAACAAGCAGAAGGAAGACGCCCGCGATCCTGAGCTTTACAAGGAAACGCTTCGGTGGGGAATGAGCGTCGCCAAGATCGAGGACGACAGCGAAGACGCGGCCAAATACAAGGCTGGCTTCGATCATGCCTTGCGCGGGCAAACGAAATCGACGCTGCCCAACGACAGCGACACCTACCTCAAGGGCTACAACGACGCCCGCGCCTGGATCAAGACCGAAGACGGGCGTGCTTGGTTCGACGGCAAGCGGATCGAGAAGCAGAAGAATACCGGCGTTGTCCTCAAACGCTGGTGGGAGCGCGTCAAGAAAGACATTGCGGCGCTGACCGATACCAGCGAAAAGGCTTGGGAATCCTTGCTGAAGTCCACGGCCAGGTCCGACCTGTTCCCGATGACCGTGATTGCCGACGACGCCACGCCGGGCGCTAAGGAAATCATGGAGAAGCTGCGCGCCAATACCGCCACGTTCCAAGAGTTCTTCTGGTACGAAGGCGCCGGCCAGATAGGTTGGAAGACCGGCCGTTATAGTCACGGACCAAAGCATCTTTTCTCTGGCAATTACGGCAGCTACAAGGGGCGCATTTCCGGAAACGAAACCGACGAGCAGCGCCTAGCGGTGGCAAAGGACATTGCCGGCGAGTATCAGGAAAAGCTCAAGGCTTTCGTTGAATCCTTCGACGGCGTGAAGTCGCTCGACGACATTCAGGCCGTGGTCGACAAGCTGTTCTTCCCTGACGGCCGGACTGACGAGAAAGGCAAGCTGAAGGACTGGCGGCAGTCCGCCTACTACGCGGAGAATCGCGCGCTGTTCGCGCCGAATTCCAGCAAGATCATGGACGCGCTGCCGCTGTTCGAGGCGGACGCATGGGATGCCAAATACCGTTCATGGACAAAGGCAAAGGCTTCCGAGGACATCGAGCGGGCAGGGCGGGGCGACCGCAAGGATTCCCTGATCCGGCCGCGCCTGGACAAGATCATTCGTTCCGGCCTGCCGAACGAGCGCGGCCAGCGCAATATCTCGTCCGCCGAGTTCAAGAAGACCTTCGGATTTGCAGACGTGGTGATCGGCCAGTATGTGACGGGACAGCAGGCGCAGGACCATTTGAACTATGCCTACGATGCGCTGATGACGATGGCGGATCTGCTCGGCGCCAAGCCGAAGCAACTGTCGTTCGGCGGCAAGCTGTATTTCACCATCGGCGCCCTCGGCCATGGCAAGTACGCCGCCCATTTCTCCGAAAACCATCCGGTGACGATCAACGGTAAGGACACGACCGTTCCGGTCATCAACGTCACGGCGACCCGGGGCGACGGATCGGTGCTGCATGAGTTCTTCCACGCAATCGACTTCCTGACGACCGACCCGGCGCTGAAAAAGACGATCCTGGGAATAAAGGAACTGCTGAACCGGCAGCCCGGGAATCCGGATGATGTCGTCTCCATTGCCGAGCAGTTCCTTTCCGGCAGTCGCTACATGACCTGGGGCGGCCGAAAGGACAAGGGCACGCCACGGGATCAGGCCATCTATGCGCTGACCGAATATTTCGGCAGGGACAGCAAGCGCCAGAACACGGACTTCTACCGCGAGGCGCTGGCGCTCGACAAGGGATCGGCCAAGCCGTACTGGTCGAACGATGCCGAGCCGTTCGCCCGCATGGCCGAGGCGTGGGGCTTGGACACGCTGACCCAAAGCGGCAAGCGCGACGACTACATGCAGAGCGATTGGGCGACCGATGGCAAGGTCAAGCGCCCGCAATATCGCGGCGCACCGTACCCGATGGCCAACGAACGCACGCGCCTGGTTGCGCTGTTCCAGCGTTTCGTCGACGCGATCGAATGGACCGATGCCGGCCCGGTATTGAAGTCCGATTCGCCTTGGCAGAAGACGAGCCCGTGGACGGAGGCCAACAAGCCATACCTCGATGCGCTCAAGTCGGCAGCCGACAACATCGACGCCATCGATGCGCAACGCAAGGAGAACGAGGCGCGCAAGAAGGCGGATACTGAAAAGGCCAAGCTCGCTGCCATTTTCGGCGAGGAAAAGCCGGCGCAGCCGGCCGATCCGGAGCAGCCGCCGGCCGTCGCCGACACGCCGGAGGCGGATAACGTCGGCATGTCGGAAGACGAGCTTGCAGCCATCTTCGACGAGGAAGCAGCAGCGCTACGCGAGGAAACACAGGAGCAGCCACAGGCTCCGGCGCCCGGCGAAAAGGCACTCGAAGACAATGGCAAGTGGACGCAGGAGGATCTTCAATTTGTCCTCGACCGCCTCAACGAAGGGCAGATGGTCCTCGTTGCCGGCGAGAACGACCTCGGCATCCCGACAATTCACAGTATGCCGAACGGCGATCACGTTGGCTTCGGCGTCATCAAGACCGGCGGCCTAGGATGGGAAGCGACCTTCACGGCCGGCGGTGCCATGTCGTCCACCCCGGGCGGCATCAGCTACACCACGCTGTCGGCAAGCAAGGGCAAGGTGCCGGCATCGATCTACAACGCGGAGGACATCAAGAACAAGATCAAGGGCCGGCTGCTGGCCAAGAGCGGGCCGCGTGCCGCGCCCAAGCTGTCCGACGAGCAGGAGAAGACGGCCGCCGCGCTGGCCAAGGAAATGGCGCAGTACGGTGTGCAAGGTATCGACGAAGCACTGAAGGGGCTGGTATCGATCTTCGGCGGCGGCAAGGGCAAGCTGATGTCGTTCCCTGGCGGCTTCGACGAAGACAGTTACAAGGCGGCCAAGCCGCACTTCCTGGCCGCTGCCGAGGCGTTCGGCAAGGCCGGCATGGCGTTCAAGGACTTCGTGCGTCTGTTCTTCCGCAGCTTGATCCAGCAGTTCGGCGACGGCGTGAAACCATACGCGGTGCGCTTTGCCAAGGATTACGAGGCCGAGTTCCTGGCCAAGCAGCAGCCGGCCGAGCCAGCAAAGTCCGACGAGCCGACGACGGAGTACGTCACCGAGAGCGCCAGCCGCAAGCTGGCCGAATGGGTGCGCGACCAGATCGACGACGGCGAACGGTTCGACTGGCGGGCATTGTTCGCCAAGGCCGACGAGTATTTCGGCGGAACACAGGCGAACGGCGTCTATACGCCGAAGGACGCCTACGACGCCATGGAGCTTGGCATCAATCTCTACCTGCTCGATGCCAAGCAAGCCTATCCGCTGGAAAGCGACGCAAGCCGTGCGCGCCGGGTGATCGAGAAGCTGGACACCGACATCCTCAACCTGGTGGCGACGCAGACCAAGCGCACCGCAGAGCAAGACGAGTTCCAACAGTTCTCGACGCCGCCGACCTACGCCTATCTGGCGAATTGGGTGGCGAACCTGAACGCCGCCGACACCTACCTCGAACCGTCCGCCGGCATCGGCGGGCTGGCCGTGTTCGGCAAGAATGCCGGGGTGCGCGAAGTCGTGGTCAACGAATTGTCGGCCCGCCGCCTGGGCGTGCTGCAAAACATGCCGTTCGATCGCTACTTCTCTGAAAACGCCGAGCAGTTGAATAACGTCCTGCCGGCCGAAATCCAGCCGACCGTGATCGTGATGAACCCGCCGTTCTCGGCGACCGCCGGCCGCGTGCAAGGCCAGCGCGACACGATGAACGGGGCCAAGCACATCGAGCAGGCATTGAAGCGCCTGAACTCCGGCGGTCGCCTGGTCGCCATCGTCGGCGAAGGCATGGCTGCCGACCGACCGGCATTCCGCGACTGGTGGAAGAAAATCCTTGCGGAATACAACGTGCGTGCTAATGTTGGAATTGAAGGCAGCGGCTATGTCAAGTACGGCACGACGTTCGATAATCAGATCCTTGTCATCGACAAAAACGGGCCGACCTCTGGCGAGATTGTCACCGGAAAGGTGAAATCGCCGGCCGAAGCCCTCGCGCTATTGGAGGAAGTCCGTGCTACCCGACCTGTCGCAGCCCAAAATCAAGAATCAACTGGACTGGATCGCCAGCCTGCCGGCCAGCCAGGAGGCCGAGGATCTGCTGAAGATGGTCAGATCCCCTCGAGTGGAGCCGATGCCGGCCCTGCTGGACCTGCTGGCATGGACAGTAACCGAGGGGCCGGACCTGGGCGTGGACGTGGAGGCAGCGGAAGCGATGCAGCAAACGGCGATGATGCTGGCGCTCAAAGACCGTTGGGCGGACGCCGTGGCCAATCTGCTGAATCTGGACGACCCGACCGAGGAACTGCCGCCGGAACTGATGGGGCTGGCAACGCCGCAAAGCGTGGCGGAAGCAATGAATCGACTGTCGATGCAGTAACGGTTGGAACAGCCAGCGCCGAGACAGCATCCGGCGAAATCGGCAATTCGGTTTTCGAGCAGTATTCCCCCAAGAAGGTCCGCATCGACGGCGCCGTGCCGCATAACACGCCGCTGGTCGAGTCAGCCGCGCTGGCGTCCGTGGTCCCGCCTGACCCGACCTATGCGCCGAATCTGAACCAGAAGATCATCAAGGACGGCTTGCTGTCCGATGCGCAGCTTGAGGCCGTGGTCTACGCCGGCCAGGCGCATCAACAGATGCTTCCGGACGGAAAGACCCGGCGCGGCTTCTTTCTCGGTGACGGTACGGGCGTCGGCAAGGGCCGGCAGATTTCAGGCGTCATCCTCGACAACTGGAATCAGGGCCGTAAGAAAGCCGTTTGGATCTCCAAGAAAAAGGAACTGATTGTCGACGCCAAGCGCGACTTTGGCGACCTGGGCGGCGACCCGTCGCTGCTGGTCGATCTTGGCAAGAAGAAGATCGGCGAGGCCATCGGCGCCGAACAGGGAATCCTGTTCGCCGGATACCCGACCATTCGCGGTCAGACCAAGGCGGCCCGCGATGCGACCAGGGCCAACAAGGGCAAGCGCAAGCAGAACGACGACGGGATTTCCTACGAGCGAATCCAGCAAATCGTCGATTGGGTGGGCAAGGACTTCGACGGGGCGCTGATTTTCGACGAAGCGCACGAAATGGGAAATGCGGTTCCGGTCAAGGGAAAGCGCGGACAGACCAAGCCATCCGATCAGGCGTTGGCGGCGCTCGAACTGCAACGCGCCTTGCCTCTGGCGCGCGTGATGTACGTGTCGGCGACTGGCGCCACGGAGGTCAGCAACCTGGCCTATGCCGAGCGCCTTGGCATTTGGGGCGACGGCACGCCGTTCTCGACGGTGATGAACTTCGTTGCCGAAATGAGCCGGTCCGTGGCCGCCATGGAACTGGTCGCGCAAAACCTCAAGCAGATGGGGCTCTATCTGGCCAGGTCGCTTTCCTACGACGGCGTTCAGTACGAGCGGCTGGAACACACGCTGACCGGATACCAGCGCGAAACCTACGACAAGCTGGCGGAAGCCTGGCAGGTTGTCCTCAAGGACATCAACAAGGCGTTCGAGACAACGGGCGTAATGTCCGGAGGCAAGGCTGCCGGCCGCGAGTCAGGCAAGGTCAAGTCGAACATCATGTCGGCGTTTTGGGGGGCGCATCAGCGCTTCTTCAACCAGGTCATTACCGCCTCGCAGATGCCGAGCGTCATCAAGCAGATGGAGGATGACATCGCCGCCGGCAAGTCGATCGTGCTGCAAATCACCAATACCAACGAAGCTGACCAGACCCGCGCGCTGGCGAAGCTGGCGGGCCAGAAGGTGAGCGAGGACGAGGACGCCGATAGCCTGGAAGAGCTTGACCTGACGCCGCGTGACCAGCTTATCCAGTTGGTCGCCCGGGCATTTCCTGTGGCGCAGTACGAGACATACACCGACGACGACGGCAAGGAAGGCATTCGCCAGGTCAAGGACTCGAACGGCCTGCCGGTAATGAACCGCGAGGCGATGGCGCGGCGCGATGAGATGATCGAGGAACTGCGCCATTTCGAGGTTCCCGATTCGCCGCTGCAAATGATTGTCGACGTGTTCGGCGCCGAGAAGGTCGCCGAAATCACGGGGCGCACGCAGCGCGTCGTGACGGGAACGGACGGCAAGCGCAAGGTCGAGAAGCGCAGCGCGGCCAATGTGGCAGCCGATTCCGAGGCGTTCAAGAACGGCAAGAAGAGCATCCTGATCTTCTCGCAGGCCGGCGGCACCGGGTTTTCGTTCCACGCTGACCGCCGCTACAAGAACAAGGCGCAGCGCGTCCATTATGTTCTTCAGCCCGGGTGGAGCGCGGACAAGGCGGTGCAGGGCTTTGGCCGCAGCCACCGGACCAATCAGGTATCGGCGCCGATTTACCGGCTCATTACAACCGACATCCCGGCGCAGAAGCGTTTCATTTCGTCGGTTGCCCGTCGCCTTGAACAGCTTGGCGCTTTGACGGCTGGTCAGCGCGATACGGCTGGCGGCTCGATGTTCTCGGCGGTCGATAATCTGGAATCGAAGTACGCCACGATGGCGGTTCGCCAGTTCTTCGAGGCGATGAAGCCGGGTACTGGTATTGCCGACATGCCGGCCGACCTGCTCGATCAGATGGGGCTATCCGGGCTCTATGATGACAACGGATCCCTGGTCGACGGCAAAGTGCCGCCCGTCACGCAATTCCTTAACCGGCTGCTGTCGCTCAAGCTCGACGCGCAGCAGGCCGCATTCGACTTCTTCATGCGCAACATGGAGGCGCAGATTGATCTTGCCCGGCGGACGGGCGCGTTCGATGACGGGATGCAGACCATCCGCCACAAGGGCGCCGCTGCGCAGAACGAGCAGGTTGTCTACACGGACCCGATGACCGGAGCGCCGACCAAGTATTACGAAATCCAATACAAGGTCGAGAATCCGATTTACCCGTTCGCCACAGCCAATACAACCGTTGGCGGGGCGAAGCAGGGCGGTTGGTTCAAGAATAACCATTCCGGGCGAATCGCCGGGGTGTGGACGACCAACCAGGTCCGCACCGACAAGGAAGGTCGGATTCACAAGCTCTACGGAATCTGGCGGACCAGCGGCACGACCTACGAGAACGCGAATGATTTCAAGCCGGCCGCCTGGACCAAGCTGACCGAGGGCGAGGCAAAGGCGCTTTGGGAAGCCGAGAACAGCGAGCGGCCGACGACAATCCCGCGCCGCCTGCACATGGTTGTTGGCGGCATCCTGCCGATTTGGGACCGCTTCAACAACGAGCATGTATCCGTCGTGCGCCTGTCGATGGATGATGGCCGGCGCCTGCTTGGCCGTCAGGTCATGGACAAGGACGTGGCCGATACCATGAACCGGCTCAACGTGCAAAGCACGGCCGCCAAGATGGGCGGCGCGGACCTGGTTCGTGCCGTCCTGGGTGGATCAACGGTCGAAATGTCGAACCGCATCCGCTTCAAGCTGGCAACCGTTTCCGGGCAGAAGCGCATCGAACTGGACCGGGGGAATCGCTGGTTCGACTACAAGGACGAGGCCAACCTGCGAAACGCCGGGGTCATCAACGAGCGCATCGAGTATAAGCAGCGATATTTCATCCCGGCAGATCCGAGCGCAGGCGGCAAGGTTCTCGACGAGATCATGAGCGTCATGGCCATGAACCCGGTCAGTGTCATCAACAACGAGGCCGAGCAGGAAGGCGCCGGAAACATTGCTTCGCCGGGCGGTATCTCGCCGGCCGACAAGGCTATTTACGGCATGGCCGCCGAAGGCAAGAGCGCCGCCGAGGTGCTGAAGTTCATCGCTACGGCTTCGCGCAATCCGTTCTATCGCCAGTTGGCCAAGCTGCTGATGAAGACCGGCATTGCCCCGAGCATTACCGTGGGCGACGGCAAGGGCTGGAAATTCAACGCGGGCGAGGGCAACAAGTACGCCGCCGGCTACAACCCGAAGACCGATACCATTTCCCTGTTCCGCCCGGCATCGGCAGAGCGCAACATGCTGCACGAACTGATGCACGCCGCAACGCTCAAGGCGCTATCAGGAAAGGGCATGGCTGCGGCGCAGATGAATTCCCTGTACCAACACGTCAAGAAGACCGGCAAGCTCAAGGGCATGTACGGTATGAGCGACGTGGACGAGTTCATTGCCGAGACGTTCAGCAATCCGAAGTTCCAGCAGATGCTGAAGCAGGTATCGGCCCCGCAGGTTGGCGCCGGCAAGGTATCGAGCGCCTGGAACTGGTTCGTACGGATCGTCCGCGGCATCCTCGGGCTGAAGGCCAACGAGGACAACGCGCTGTCTCGGGCGCTTGAAATCGGCGTCGATGTGATGCGGGAGAACATGAAGGCCGGCGAGGCCGATGGCGATACGCGCTACGCCACCGGGCCGAAACAGACGGACTCCGCCGCCTTTAGCAAGTGGTTCGGCGATAGCAAGGTGGTTAATGCGAATGGTGAGCCGTTAGTTGTTTATCACGGAACGAACGCTGATTTCTCGGAATTTAAGACTACTCGCGGAGGTGAGTTCGGCCCGGCAATTTACTTTACAGATAGCCCGCGAGAGGCCGGAGAATATAGCGAAGCGGTAAAGGGAGTTTCGTTCTCTGCGCCATCGGCTCATATTATGCCAATGTTTGTCCGCATAGAAAACCCGTACACCAAAGGCGTAGATGAATTCTGGAAGGAATTCGGCGGCGTCGGATCAGACGCCGATGGAGTTGAGCGCGCAAAGGCCGCTGGCTATGATGGTGTTATCGCAAAGCGCGCAGATAGATACTACGACAACGATGCGCGTGAGTTCGTTGATCGCGGAAACATGCTGACGCATTACATCGCATTCGACAAATCACAGGCAAAATCCGCTATCGGAAACAACGGAAACTTCGACGCCAACAATTCAGACATCCGCTACAACGTCGCCGACGAAGGCTGGGATGTTGCCGAGCCATCCAAAATGGACGAGGTAATCTATGCGCTGCAAGACAAGCACATCGACACCAAGCGCGTGATTCAGGCCATCATGGGGGCTGGCAAGAAGATCCGCGACAACTTCAATCCCTACCTTCAGGAAGAATTGTTCCATGGCCGGGCGGCGAAGGGCGTCAAGGATTTCTTGGACTTCGAGCTTCGCCCGCTGCTGAAACAGATGCAGGATGCCGGCGTCGACATGGGCGACTTCGAGGAATACTTGTGGAATCGCCACGCCGAGGAGCGCAACAAGCAGATTGCCAAGATCAACCCGGACATGCCGGATGGTGGCTCGGGCATTGAGACTGCCGCGGCGCGCGCCTATCTTGCCGGGCTTCCGTCCGACAAGAAGCGCACGTTTGAATCCCTGGCGGCGAAGGTCAGCGCGATGAACCGCAACAGTCAAGGAATCCTTGTCAGTTCGGGCCTTGAGAAGCAATCGACCATTGACGCATGGAACGGCGCCTACCAGCACTACGTTCCATTGCAGCGCGAGGATGTGGATAACGGTCACGTCGGCACCGGCAAGGGCTTCAGTGTGCGTGGCAGTTCGACAAAGCGGGCAATGGGCTCCGGTAGGGCGGTGGTCGACATCATCGCCAACCTGACGCAGCAGCGCGAGCGCAACATCGTGCGCGCCGAGAAGAACCGCGTCAGCAATGCGCTGGCCGGGCTGGCTGTCGAGAATCCGAATGCCGACTTCTGGACTGTCGACAAGGCGCCGAAGGAGCGGGTCGTCAAGAACGTCGCCATCTACAACGTGCTGGACAGCAACGGTGAGAAGGTTGCCGACTTCACCACCATGGACGAGGCCGATCGGATGGCGCGCAGCCTGGGCGGCGAAGTCGAGCAGACCTTTGGCGACCGGGTTCAGGAGCGTGTCGAGCTTGGATTCAAGAACCGCGACAATGTGGTTCTGACCCGCATTAACGGAGAGGACCATTACATCGTCTTCAACGAGCGTGACGAGCGGGCAATGCGCATGGCCACGGCCATGAAGAACCTGGATGTGGATAACCTTGGCCGCGTGCTGTCTGTTGTTGGCAAGGCGACCCGCTACCTGGCATCGATCAACACCCAATACAACCCGGTTTTCGGGGTCATCAACTTGATCCGCGATGCGCAAGGCGCTTTGCTGAACCTGTCCTCGACGCCGCTGGCCGGCGAACAAAAGCGCGTCATGGGCTACACCAAGGATGCGCTGGTCGGGATCTACAAGGACATCCGGGCGCACCGGGCCGGCAAGATTCCTTCCTCGAATTGGGCGGCGCTGTTTGAGGAATTCCAGAAAGAGGGTGGCCAGACCGGCTACCGCGACCAGTACGCCAATGCCGAGACACGATCCGAGGCGATCAAGTCGGAACTTGCACAGTTTAAGGAAGGCAAGGCCAAGCAACTGACGCGC